AGCGGTTTCCGGTGTTGGTTGCCGCTGAGCGGTTTCCGGTGTTGGTTGCCGCTGAGCGGTTTCCGGTGTTGGTTGCCGCTGAGCGGTTTCCGGTGTTGGTTGCCGCTGACTGGTCTCCGGTGTTGGTTGCCGCTGACCAGTCTCCGGTGTTGGTTGCCGCTGACTGGTCTCCGGTGTTGGTTGCCGCTGACTGGTCTCCGGTGTTGGACTTTTTATCATCGTCCCAGTTAACCTGATCTTTGATGTATTCCACACCGGCTTTAATAATTCCGGCAATTCCGATTTCTGCTTTAATAGAAATCTTCTTTCCTACTCGTTGACTGTCATCAGACTTCTGGTCGTTTGCGTCCAGCTCGACTTCGCAATATCTGGAACCAGCCGGCGCATAATATCCAAATACATCCAACGGATTTTCACAAGCATGAAATCCAGTATTGCAAATCTCAGCTCTTTCTTCTTCATACTCCTTGCCGATTTCATACTGAAAATTACGGCATTTTAAGTCTTTGTCAAATCCCTTATAGCATTTCATTTTTCCTTGTCCTCCAAATTAAGTCCGAGTATAGCTGCGCAAACTTCTTTCTTTAAATACGTATTTGCTTCGGTTGTGTTCAGGTACGCTTCAAATGCCTTTAATCTGCCTACCAGCTCTGCATACTCCTCGGCTACGGTCTCTGCTCTGAAATCCATCTTATTTTCTTTCTTCATCGCAATCCCCCTCACAATACGGACGTTTGTTGTCCATCAAAATTTTGTTCAAATGGTCAGTTGCTTTCTTCACACTCTCTTCCTGCTGACAACCGCCCTCTACAATGCTGTACATATCAAACTCTCTTAATGATTCTTTCTTATATATGTTGATGTGTAAGCTGCATCCAATCTTGTAGTTTGCAAAATGAAATGCTACCGTTCTGCCGGTTTCTTTCTGAACGCGTCTGCATAACTGGTATAGTTCGTCTACGGTTTTATTAAAATCATTCTCCTTTATCTTCATCGAAAAGCCCTCCAAGTAAATCATCAAATAATGTTTTTACAACTTCTTTGATTTTTTCTTTTTGAATAGTTTTAAATTCTTCTTCGTTCATCAGTCCGATTTTGACCGCTTCGTCAATCTCCTGCTTCACAGATTCCTCTGTTTTTTTGCCGTCTTCCATAATGGTTTCTTTGATTCCTCGAACGACAACCGCTAAGTCAGCTATTAATTCTGCTTTACTGCCTTTAAGTGTGATTTCTCCCATTTTTGTCTCAATCATCTTTCTCTTCCTCCGGTTCTTTTAATTTCATCCGGGTAAATAAACACGAATGATAATGCGAATATTACGATTGCTACTGCAACCGGCTGTGATGCACTGTCAAATCTCCAGAACGGCAGGTACGGTGACATACCGCCGATTAGAGCTGACAGGATTAATGCTTTTGCCATTTTTATGTCCCTCCATTTTTTTGTGTGGTATACTCTCATTATGAAAGGAGGTGTTTTTATGGATAAGTTACAAATCGCTCATGATCTGGCTGTTGCTAAGTTATGCGCTGAATTACCGGGAAGCCTGGACAACTCTCATATCTGCCAGAGATACTTCAAATACCGCGCAGAGTTTGTTGATCTTCTGGATTCCCACGATGAATATTACTTTCTCAATGAACTGGATAAAGAGAAAGTAAATAATTGTTCTCCATCTCGGCGCTACTTTTAATCGTTAGACTTTTCCCCGGATGTGCTCTTTGTTGTTCTTCCAATATAGAGCACATCCTCAAGGGAAAACTGAATTTTGTTATTAATTCCGTTTTCATTCCATCCGTATTCAACAATTGACTGTTTGTCGAAATTAATTTTTTCATACACCTCTGCCGGGACACGCAACGTCTCTCCGTTTTTAAACTTGATAATTGTTTCATCAGCAATCTTCATTTAGATCATCCCCTCTCTTAATCGCCATCTTCCTTTTAGGCAACAGTTAAATCTTCTTTTACTGCAAATGGTTCCGTGACAAACACGCCAGATTCTTGAATGATGACATCAATCTCAACATGGTGTTCATTCGTAAACTTCAATGAAAGTGTCGGTTCTTCTGGACTTCCACTTGTGCTTGCTGATATATCGACAAGTTTAAAACCGATAATAGAATGAAAGATTTCATCATTGTCACCGGGTATGTGCAATCGACTATCAATATTTTTCATTGACTTTCCTCCTGTTTAGAACATTCTTTCTACGCACAATATTTAATTTCGTATTCAGTTACGATCTTCGAGAAAATCTCGCGCAACTTCTTATCATCATCAATGATATCCATTTTATTGAGTGCATTAATCGTTGTCTTTGTGCATCCACTTTCTACCATTCGATTCCGTTTATTTCTCAATCTTGTATTCAGGTCACATCCTGCTCTGCGCTCCAATTCTTGATACATTTCTGTTCTCAGCATTCTGAACTCTGCTCCTGCACATTTTTGTATGCGATTGAATTTCAAATTGATTTCTGAACGCCAGTTATCAAACACCGGCTTGACCGCTTCTTTGATACTCTCTGTAGTCGCAACAGCTTTATCTGCTGTTTCTTTGGCAAGCAAAATCTGCCGGTCTCTTTCTTTATCTGCAAGTTCTTTCTCTACCATTTGTGAAAGTAGTCCCTGCAACATTTGAAGTTCTGGTGATAATGCCCTTTTTACTTTTTCTCTGGTTTTGAAATATCCATTCACAAGCTGTCTCTGAACATCCCATGCTAAATCGTCTGTAAAAGACTTTACTAACATCAGATATCCTTGTTCTGTCATAAAGACTGTTCCGAAGTTGCTTTTTACCAAATTTTCTAGTGTCCGTTTTTCGGACAGTTCAGTATTTTCAAGGTCTGACGGTTTCAAAACAAAGAAATCTTCACCTTCAATAAATCTGTTTCTGTTATCTGAAAATCTCTTTCTTGCCGTTCCATCCGGTCTACCGTGTACCATGTCAATATCTTTGAATGTAACCACTCGCTGACCGTTATACTCTTTTATGGAAATGTCTGAATTTCCAATATGTACTAACTGGTTCGTGCTTATCACTCCTTTCTTAATCCGAACTTACAGTTTCTTTTTTAGATGAATGGATTTTTTCATTGTCCATGATTCCATTCATATACCCCAGAAGATAATTTTTCTTATCTTCTGGAAGCTTATCAAGACGCTTAGTCACGTCTCTAATAAGATTCTTTTTTTCTTCTGACATATGATTCTCCTTTCTTTTTGCTTTGTATCACTCTTGTGATTGTATGTTATCACTTGTGTTATATTTTGTCAAGCATATTATTACATTTTTCTTGACTTTTTATCACTCTGGTGATACTATATATTATGAAAGGAGGGTAAATTATTGGAAACAATTAACGAAAGAGTTTCTATTCTTCGTAAAAGACTTGGCAAGAACCAGAAAGACTTTGCAGAAACACTTGCCATTAAGCAAGCCGCACTTTCGATGATTGAAAACGGTCAGAGAGATTTGTCAGAAAAAAACATCAAACTGATATGTGCAACTCACAAAGTAAACTATGACTGGCTTGTAAATGGTACTGGTGAAATGTTTCAAGGTGACGATAGTGATGCGCAGGCTATCGTAGATTCCGTAATGACTGGTGATAATGACTTTGCCAAAAAAATTCTTGTGAAGTTTTCAAAACTAAGCGAAGAAAGATGGAAGCAGCTTCAAGAAATTCTTGAAGAACTAGAGAATAATTAAAAATGTAGAAGAGCCGAGAATTTAATTTTTCTCGGCTCTTCTCTTTTATTTAAATTTTATATTTAATTCAACTCTAATTCGTGGTACAATTATTAAAAAAACAAAGCACAGGAGGGGCTTTATATGAGGAAAAGGAATAAGATTGACAAGATAACCAGAAAAATCAAGTGTCCTGCTATCACCTGTCGAAGTGCCAATGTTCAAATAATTGGTAAAGGATTATTTTCTACCAAATATCAATGTAGGCAATGTGGGCGAGTTTTCAAAGCATGAGTTTTAATCAAGAAAGGAAAACATAGTATGAAGAAAAAAGTATTGATTTTTATGTGTTCTTTTGCGACTTTAAGTACTTGTAGTCCTGTATATGCAGGAGCAGTAACAGGAATTTAAGTTAAGAAAGATGAATCAGAGAAGTACGGGACTATTAGTGATTTTGATTATGACATTATTGGAAATACTATTCAACTTCACGAATATGATGGAAAGTGTGATATGATGCCCCTGCATTATACAGGGGCATTTTCTATTCTCGTAAATAGAGATATTCCAACAACTTATATACTCTTTTTAAAGTATTTTCTGAATTTACCTTATCCAACAGTCTGAGAATTTTTTCTTTATAATCCATAATATCTACCTCCCGATTGAAACTTTACTACAGTATATGTCTGGACAGTGGGAAATATAATCGAACATAGGTTCTTTTTTCGTTATTATATCACCGATATTCCCTCTTGGCAACTGCCAAATATATACATGGACTTTTGTTATTTCGTAGGCAAACTTCGCAATCTCAAAGAAAATTGTGCTTTCGCGAATATAACATCCGACATTGCAAATTTCCTTGATCTCGCTCAACTCCTGCATCTGGTCGGAATAAATTTGTTTCGCAGCTTCTTTTGTAATCTGCACATCTCTGCGGTGGCGTTCTGCTATATCATGTGACGGTATATGCACCGCACAGAATATTTCGTAAAATATCAGGATGAATACGACTATCCTGTATCTGTTCTTCTCCATTACTACCAACTCTTTCTAAAAATATATCACGCATTATAGCACACACTTGTGTAATTTTTCTGGGAAGTGCAAAATCAGGGAGTTTTTCTGCAAAAATAATCTACTTTTTTGATATTTTACTATGCATAGTTTGCATGAGGTGGTATAATATTGTAAAATTTTAACAAGGGAGGGGATTGTATGAGCAAAGGTGAAAAGAAGAAAGATTCAACCCTGAGTGTCATCTCCTGTATTCTGGCAGGTGTGGCATTCATTCTTCCGTTGCCAATTATCCTGTCGTTTCCACTGGCTCTAGCAGGAGCAATTGTAGGCTTGGTAGATATTGGCACAAAGAAAGAGGAATATAGGCATATTGGCTCATGGTTCGGAATTATTGTCGGAATCATTGAAGTAGTTTTTATTGCAGTGCAGTATATGAGATTTCTTTAGCAGAAAAGAGGGTTTTATGAAAAAGAGAGTTTGTGGAATTATAACGATGTGTGCTTTTTTATGCATTTCGCCTGTCAATGCCAGTGCTACTTCCTTTGACAACATTAATGAAATGCTTAATAAGATCAATGGCGAAGATGGATTTGTCGAAGCATCTGAATGTGTGATTGACAAAAACACTAAATCCTTGCATCTAAGCGTCGTTATAAGTGAGAACGTGCCAGATGATGAAGTTGGCACATTTGCTTCAAAGGTTTCCGGTGTATTGTCGGACGCATCTCAGCAGGATTGGTATGATTATGATTATGTTACTGACGATTTCTATAAAAGTGGTTATGATGGAGTAGTTCTAACAAACGTTTGGAATTTCAAAAATGATACTCTGGCTTGCTCAATTTGGGATGATTCGCTATCAATCACGCGTCTTTCAGACGGAACTAAATTAAAAGAAGCTGTTTTAAAAGACGTGGAAAGTGAAAATTCTAATTCTCAGGAAAACGATTCTCTTGATGATACCGGCAGGCTAAATCCAGGTGTTTATATTATTGGCGAAGATATTCCTGCCGGAAAGTACACCTTTTCAATAACCGACGGAGCAGGAATTATCAGCGTATATGACAGCTACGATGATTATAAGAATGATGATTACGAACATTCAGAAGAATACCATGTCGCTTCAAAAAAATATAAAGAAAGTCTTGGTTCTGACTTAGAAAGCATTAATTCTTTATATTCCAGTGAAATTGGGAATCTACCGTTAGAGAATGGAATGTGCGTAAAAATAGATACTGTTTCAGTTTTGTATTTAGCGAAATAAACAAGAGGGGCAACCGCCCCTCTTTCTCTTTGCCTGTCGTTCTTGCAGGCAGTTCCTTTATCCACACATCCTCCCGGACACAGAAACCAATTTTGCGAATTATGTCTAACTTTATTGCTTTACACTGACAACTTCAAGTGCTACACTTTGTTTGTGGGACAATAATACCACGAACAGGAAGAAAAATGTGTGTACTGTCAAAATCATTGCGTATTTTGACAAAATTGAAACGAGAAAGGGGAAATTGCGCATGAGGATAGCTATATGCGACGACTGCCAGCTTGATATTGATCTGTTCAAAGACCGCATATCGGGATTCTTACGAAGCAAAGGTGACTATCGCTACGAAATTAGTGAATATTCGGCAGGTTATTCGCTGATTGAGGATGTAAAAGAAGGAAAATGGTACGATGTGATTGTACTGGATATGGTCTTGGAAAAAGAAAATGGTCTGGAAATCGCAAATAGGCTCCGCGACATTGGATATAACGGAAATATTATATTCTGGACGGGCGACAATAACTATCTGCGAGAGGCGTTTGATATTGGTGCCATGCAATATGCAGTAAAAGGCAGGGAGTGTGGCAGGATATACCGGGCTATTGGCGAGATTCTATCACAGATGAGGGATGAAACACTGACGTTCAAATTCCGTGGACAGATTAACCGGCTCAAATATGGTGAGATTGAATACATTGAAAGCCAGGCAAGGGTTTGCCATATTTTTGCGACAGATAACCGCTGTTTCGTGACTACTTGCAAGCTGAATGATCTGGAAGAAAAGCTGTCTGATAAGCGATTCTTGCGTTGTCATCAGAGCTATCTGGTGAATATGGATCACATTCAGTCGGCAGGTGATAATTTCGTCATGGATTCCGGTGACATTGTTCGGATAAGGCAAAATGGGGCAAAAGAAATTAAAGAAATGTATGAAAAGTATATAAGCTGACAGCAAAATGGCCGCCAACCCGGGAAGGAAATTGGCGGCCATTTTCATTGTCTGCACTTAAAAATAAAAGGGTTTGCAATACGAACTACTATATCGAACGCATTTATTATAGCATTATAAAGATTATATTACAACTGTCATTTAGAAATCTCTGTAATTCTGGTGAATGTCCCTTTCGGCACAAATTCAAAAACGAACCCATCATCGTTCGGATAAGGGATACGGATAAAGTACCATTTCAGCCCTGAACTGTCGGTTTCTGTGTACTTCATTACCTCTACAACTGCACCTTTTTTCAGCTTCGGAAACAGTTTTGACGGGCTGTTTTTATTGGATTTTGTATAACATTTTGTGTCTTTTTTTATCTGCGCAATGTAGGCTCTTGTGTTCTGCTTTTTGATGGTATCTGAGTCTGAAACTGGCGTTGTATTCTTTACTAAACTGTAGTTTGGAGTGCAGAATTTTGTACCCGGGAGATTACTATTGTAGTAGCTTTTTTGGCACACGCCACCGCCATTCGCGATAATTTCAGCGCCACCAGAAGTATTTCCTTCGACTGTCCAGAATTGATCTCCAGACACCTTTGTTACGATTCCGGTGTGCGCAAATTCTCCGTGTCTGTAGAAAATAACAATATCCCCTACTTTCGGATTGCTGTTCAAAGTAAACAAATCCGCCATTGTCGGGCAGTAAACATATGGCCAGTGTTTTAAAAGTTTCTTTGCTGTATCTAATCCGAATGCTTTCATCATGCACCATGAAACAAATGCAGCGCACCACGGCTCCCCCTGATAATCTGGTTTAATATCCCGCCAGTATTTTGTGTAATTATTTTCTCCCGCGTTTGCAGTCTTGCTGTCAAGTTGGCTATTGCTTGCCTTTTCGAGATAACCAACTTCATTTTTTGCGATCTGGATTAATTTGTCAATTGCGTTCATGCTTGTCTCCTCACTTTCTGGAAAATATGTTTTCAGTGCATTATAAACAAATTTCTGTCTGTCCTTATATGCTCCCACCTGGTTCCCTGTATCTGTCTGGCAGGCTGCATAGAGATTATCGAGTGTATATGATTTCTGGGTCTTTGCCAGAATCCTCGTTACTGCTCCCTGTCCGCCTTGATGTCTAAAGTTCACACACATAGCTTGCGCTCTAATGTCCGTAACACCCTGTTTAAGGGCTTCTTCTGCATAGGTGGCTAATTGTTCATCCATAAGGCTATCTTGGCATTTAATACCCAAATCGGACGAAATAAGAGCAACTATGGTATTAGCAAGCTGTGACACTCTGGAAATATTAAAACATTCCCAGTTCGCGGTCTGAACTTGTTCCAGAAGTCTTACCTTGTCTATCTTCTCCCACTGTTCCGGGTCGGCATCGTAAATTCGTTCCAGAAGTGTTTTAGCTTCGGTTGCGTACCACTGTCCTGCCCCGATTGTAATTGCGTGTTCTTCAGAAGAATTGGTGTAGGCTTCTGTGAAGTCGGAATAATCCTGTTGTCCGTAAACCTGTCCACCGGTTTCAACTGCATAAATAATCTTCCTGAGAACTGTTTTCTGTTCGTCTGTCAATACAATCCGCTCCTTTCATTGTTTAATCAACCATTGTATTCTTCGAATCTGTATTTTTGTTGAATGCTCGGATATTTATTGCGATCAACTTCGCTCATAAACATGTCAAGCGGTCTGGCGTATAATTTCCCGCTTCCGTACAGTGCCCTGTAAATCATCATGCTTTCTTTACTTTCCGTATGTTCAGCCAATCCAACAATTTCATACAAATAGTCATTTATTCCCGGATTCCTGATTGTTTCCCGTTTGAAATGCCTTACGATTGTTCCCGGTTCTGGGATATTTCTGCCATATTTGTTCATATACATTGCTCCTTTCTGTTAAATATACTCTGTAAGCTTTGTATTTACCCATAGAATCAATTTTTATATATCATTCGAGGATTTTATCGAATTGCACATAAAATCGTTATATGAGTCAAATACAAGCTGGTTAATAAAAATGATTTGCCTTGGGCCGAAACGAATTGAGAATGTCAGGGTCAAATAACACTTATTTGACGATTAATATATATCTTGTATATATATTAATTATATTCTTATTCTATTTCTTATTCTTATTCTATTGCGTTACATTGCGTTACTGGTAACGTTATTGTAACGTTACATTGAGATATTATGTAAACGAAAATTGCTCTTTGACAGAATATTTATTTCTTGATTTTATTATTTTCTCAGATGATTGATTTATTCTGAAAACAAGTAAAATTTACGTTTACAAATTATTCATTTTTTATTTTTAATATAGTTACATTTTAGTACGTTCAGGACTGAGATTTTGAGATTATTTTGGCGAATAAGGGCTTATTTCATATTTTCGAAAAATCATGCTCTTATTTGCAATTTTAAGCTTCTTATTTGCTGAAATTAATATCTAAATAAGCAAAAAGAGCCGAGGGATTGAGTCCATTTCAGATTGACTCGTTCCGCTCGACTCCGAATTCTTTTAAGAATCAGATGCGAATTTTTATGGGTTTATTACAGCATATTTGGGGTGAAAACTCAATGATTTTAGTTATTTCCATCTATCAGGAAGAGATGAATAAAACGGCAATTTTTCGCATTTGTAATAGCATCGACCAGTCCTTTGTGTGTTAGTTAATGTAGGAAATTTTGCATAGAAATTAGGAGCCTGAGTCAGCTCAGTGCATCCAGAAAAAACACTGTTAAATCCCCATGCATTTTCACTTGAAAGGGGATCGGCATTCTTGAAGAAATCTTCTCCCACTTTAGTTAGGCTTGAACATCCTGTGAAAATTCCGTGCATAACAATCATTTTCTGCTTTGACAAAAAACCGTCGCCTGCTGTTTTTAAGCCAGTACAATCTTCAAAACAAGATGTCGCGCCATTCAGTTCTTCACACTTTGAAAAAAGTTTTCCCGGAATTATTTCTATTCCTGATTCTCTAAAAGTCCATGTTGCAGTTTGTAATTTAGGAGTATAATCAAACAATTTTTCAGATATGGTTTTCAACTTAGGCGTATCCATAAAAGTTTGAAGAGCGCCTGTCGCGTCTCCACAATTTTTAAATAAATCTTCTGGAACGCTTTCGAGATTTTCGCATTCATAAAACTTATACGCTAAGAGTTTACTTGAGCTTCTAGGAAGTGGGGACAAAACTTTTGTAAGTGCTAATGCTCCAAAGGTAGTGCTAATCCAGTCATATCCAAACTGAACCTCTAAGTTTGTTCCGTATATCTCTGTTATATGTCTACCGTCACTTATAGGAATATGGGTAATGTAATTATCTTTGTTGCTTAATTTGGCATTTTCATATTCATTGGAAAATGTTTCTTTCTTGCCGTCGCCCCAATCAATAGAAATGTTTGTCCCTTTAATTCCAAAAATAATCGTGCCCTCATATTCAAATTTGAAATAATCCTGAGCTCCCGATTTCTTCCACAACAATGTATCGCCACCCCATATCTCACTCGTTTCCTTGCCTTTGACAGGAAACCCAGTGATTTCCTGTCTGTTCAAAAATGCCTTATATATCATCCTATCATTTCTCCTCAAATGTGAAATACAATGTATCTGCTCGGTCAGTTCCTGCGGCTACAAGAGCGTCGTAATCAGCTTTTTTTATTCGCTTTACACACCTTAATTGTGCCTTTTTTAATTGCTCAGAAGCGCTTCCAGAACCGCCAGAACCATCCGTAAAATCGTAAATCATTGCCGGTGAAAATTCAGAATCCGAACCGTCCGTAAATTCCGCATAGCTGATTGTCGGCATTTCTGATCGGGTGCGGTTGACGGTTGCGGATATCTCAGGCGTGTCTTTTCCAAGTTGTCGGCTATTGCTGTTGAACGGTGCATTATTGGCAGAATAGGTGTCAATCATGTCTGTAGCGCCGATTTTGAGTGTCCTGCTCATGATGTATGAATGAACGTACCATTGCAGTTCTGTAGGCTCCTGATTGTCGTGCTGAATCTGCTTTTTATAGTAGAGTTCGACTGCCTGTCCAACCATGTTCAGTGGGTTTCCCTGAACCTCGGCGGTATATCCCTGAGCACGATAATATTTCCGCAAATCTTGATTTACGAATACGCCATAGCAAATCTTCATAATTGGTTCAGACCTTGAAATACCGCCATATTCGTCAGCGTTCCAAACGTAATTCAGCCAGTCTTCATTTCCTACAAAGAAGCTATTTCTATTGTAATAAACGTTGTTATCATACGCTTCTTGCGCTGTATAGTCGCCTTGTGTAAAGCCAAAGGCTCTATTCGGGTCAGGGTCACAAAATATAATATTTGGGAACCAGATTCTGCCCTCTTTTGCGGTAAAACTTTTAAATGTATCGAGGTGAATTTCTTCGTTGTTGTAGTATTTATAAATGTTCTGATTACCGGTGGTCTGCCCGTATCTGTAACTGTTCTGGCGAAGTTTCAGATACTCAAACTTGCCATCCCTGTTCATCCATCCAAAACGGTCATTCTGCAAGCATAAATCTTTCAGAATATTTACTACGTTCATTTCATTTGAGTTATTTGTATCAGGGACATAGGTGTCGTCCCAATGTAACTTTGTACTGACTTGTTCAAGCCCTAAAAACTCAAATAATTTATCTCTGAATTGCTTTTGGGTCAGCTTTTTCTTCTTATCAGTCGTCTGGTTCTTATACCACCTTGCAATGTCAGTATTTCGTAATTTATACAGATAATCATATGCAATAAAATTACGCGTCAGGGAATTTGCTTTCCGCTCTGCACTGTCGATTTCACCTGTGAAAATTTTGATTTTTGTTTTTTTTCGCTCAATGTAGACTTCGATTTTTCCAGAGGGATAAAATTCTTCCGAAGTACCATTGAACTGATCGTGATGAGCCTGAAATGTTATCTGATTGCAGACGCAACCGCCGAAAATGAAATAGCTTTCAGAACAAATAGACTCCTGCAAAGTAAGTGTATTCTGGTCGATATTTTCATTTGTAAGGTCAGCAAATTCACCGTTAATCCAGTGTACTGTTACATTTATTGGCTCGGTTTTTTCTTCTTCGATTTCACCAGAACCACCGCCAGAGTCACCACTTGAACTGTCGTCAAATGGGTTTTTTCCATCGTTTGTGACTTTAATTTGAAAGCTATCAGAACCGACAAATTTGGAAACACCGTTGGTTGTTGTATTATAAGAAACCGTGATAGTCTTGGAACCTGCGGTGGAACTATCGAAGCCAGAAATATCATAATCTGTGATTTCTTTCTCGGTTCCATCCTGTCTTACTTCTGCGACAGTCAGCCCAGACGGGTCGAATGCTTCTCCGATTTTATAGTAGACCTTGGACGGAAAACTTGTGATTCGGATTCCGGTAGTATCTGCCACGACTTCTACAGTGAATGTTGCTGTGAATGTCTGATATGTGATCGTGATAGTTTTTTCGCCTGTTTCAGTGCTGTCTAAGTCTGACACCGTATATCCATCTGTCAGAACCTCTTTTGAGCCGTCTGTCCAGACTGCAGAAATTACCATTCCGGTTGTGTCTAAGGCATCACCTTTGTGATATTCTAGTTTGGTTGGCGGTGTGGTGACTTCGATTTTAGATATAGAAATAACCGTTATATCAAATGTAGCTGTCTGACTACCACATGTTACAGTAACAGTCTTAGTTCCGGCAGTTGACATATCCGGCAAAGAAAGCGTATAATTTGTCGTTTCCTGCACTGTTCCGTCATCATAAGTTACTGTCACAATTAAGCCAGAGCTATCAAAAGATTCTCCATCTTTGTATTTCAATTTATCTGGTAATGATGTCAATTCTATTTTAACAACTTCCTTGGCTATCCATTCCCCCGTCGCATTTGAAGCCGCCCATGGAGAACCAGAAATAGCATCTTTTTTCTGATTAATTTGAATTATAGTCGAAGGGGAGCCAATAGAAGCAAAGCAACCCGGTCCGATTGTTTTTACATTCTTCCCGATATACACCATTTTTAAATTGGAGCATCCCTGAAATACAACATTTTCAAGTTCTTCAATTTCCAAATCATCAGAAATTGTAAAAGTCTCAAATCCGCAACCGCTAAAACAACTATTTGGAATCTTTTTTATATTTTTAGATAATGTTATATTCTTTAAAGATGTGCATCCAGAAAAAGAATTTTGCCCTAATTCTAAAACACTGTCAGGAAGAATAACGTTTTCAATAGCGCAATTAGAAAAACAATTTGCCGGAATATTTGCGACTCCATTGTCTATAGTTATATTTGATAAATTAGAACATCCTTGAAATTGACCAGTGCTATCAAACTTTACCCCTCCATTTAAAGTAACAGTCTCTATGTCTGTTTTTCCATAAAATGCGCTAATGCCTATTGTGCCTCCGCGAATGGTCATATTTTTTGCAGAAATGCCAATTATTCCATTCTCACCACTATGCAGAAAAGGCGCGCCTTCTCCACCTATTACCAAATTTTCAAAAGTATTTCCTTGAAAACTATATGGCATATTTTTTAATGTAGACGGAAGAATTAAATCCGTAATCAATGGGCACCCAATAAACGATCCGCCATCTATCGTTTCAAGTCCCTCGTTAAATATTATTGTTTCCAAACTGGGAAGTGATCCAAAACATCCACCATTTATTCTCTTTAGAGATTCTGGAAATGTAAGTTTGTTTATTTTAGGAGAATTATAAAAATTTCCTCCTTCAATTTCAACTAAAGTGTCTGGAAATAAAATTTCTTCGAGATTTTCATTTCCACTAAAGCATCCGCTCGGGATTTTAGTAATGCCGTCTCCGATATTTAATGATTTTATACGAGAACTTATTGAATTTGGGGTATTATCAATATTATATAAACTTAAAAATTCTCCTATGCCCGATATATTCATAATCCCTGTGTCAAGATTAAGTGTAATTGTTACATCTTCTAAATTTGGAGTACCTGCCTGAACATTATATGAATCCAATACTATAACGGAAATTTCTGCGGTTAATCCCAAATATTCGACCTTTGCTTTTTTTTCTCCCGCCTCAGATGTGTCTATTTGAGATACCGTATAGCCATCTGTTATTGTTTCTACTGTTTCATCATCATAAGTTACTTTTATACTTTTTACTCTTACATTGCTTGTATCTCCAACAAAATAGCATGTATTAGAGTAACTTTTTGCCACAATGCTTACAGGTGTAGCCATAGTTTTCCTCCCGTCTATAAAACAAAAGAGCACATGAGCTGTGACACCCATGCACTCTGGTTGTTAGTATTCAATCAGTGCGAACCGCATCTTGTTGTAAAGAATGTTTTTTGTCTCTTCGTCCACATTGATAATTTTGTAATCCACATCGGGCATATAAAAAACACCTGTTTTGTAGGTGTTTTCTTCGTCGTCCCAGTATGTAACTTTGTATTTCCGATGTGCTCTGTTGACCAAGCCAGAAGCAAATGTAGACTGCAAATCAATCTTCTCTGCCAGATAAAGCGGTCTGGTATTAAAATCAATCTTTGTCTTAAAATTCGGGCTTGTGTCCCTGTGCAAGAGATTATTCAAGTCCCTGTATGCTTCTACTTCTGTTCTCTGGTTTGGAGTTGCAGTGTAATCATCGTAGGCGAGGTATTTGTTTGGAACAATTTTGCTTCCATACTTCAAGAGCCATCCCTCAAAACTGCTACCTGCAATAAAATCACTCATTTACCTCACCTACCTTTCAAATAATCCGAATCCATTGCGGTTTCTGAACTGTTCGTTTTCCTCTTGCAAATATCCGACTAAGTGACCATCCGCATAAATTGCCATGCCTTTGACAGCTTCCCGGATAACCTGTGCGATATTCTGATTGTTGTCGAATGTGTTGTTACTGATTGCAATTACTTCACGGCGAATATCGTCACCAAAAGTACCATTCGCAGATACCGGCTTCTGATACATTTTGGCAGTCGGAACAGCCTTTATATTTGCTTCCATTTGCGGGAGCTGAATACCCTGTATAGATGCGCTTATATTTCCGATTGTAGACTGTAATGCCGGAATCATGTTCTGCATACCTATCTGAAAGCCCTGCATGGTGTAGCTACCAAGTTCTTCAAATACCTGAGATGGGCTGTGAATTTTGAGAACTTTGCGGAACGTATTTGATATATTTTGCGCGATCTTTTGCACATTTGCATAAAGCTGTTGTGCCGCGCCTACGATTCCATTGTTTAAGCCAATAATAGAGTTCCAGCCGACATTATACAGGTTTCCAATGGAATTGCTGATTCTGTTTCGGATTCTTCCAAACCATGTGAACGACGCAGAAAAGCCTGGTTCTAATCCGTTTTGGAATCCTTGACCGCAGTATTCCGCAAGCTGCTTGAACCATCTGGACGGAGAATGGGAATCTACTGCTTCCTGCGCAGGGGCTTTTACGCTGTTATTCATTAGGTCAAGAATCGAAGTCTTTGTGCTTTCTTTCTTCCCGTTAATTCCAGACTGTAATCCCTCTGCAATGTTGCTTCCAAGGGTTTTGCCGCTTGATTTCGCAGTTTCTTCTGCGCCTTTCGCAGATGATTGAATTGTTGAGTTAAGCTTTTCAGTGACTTTACTGCCGTTTTGCTCAATCCCACTACCTACGGCAAGAATCTGATTCTTTCCGAGTTCTGTGACTAATTCAAAACCAGAATTGTTATCCAGAACGCCGTTGATTGCCCCCTGTAAAGTTGAATCCATTGTACTTTGTAGAGTGCTTTCATAATCAGAAATACCTTTTCCAAACTGCACCATCTGTCCGTTTGCTAAAGTATAGTAGCCGTTATCATCCGGTTCTAATCCCTTTGAAATTTCCTGATAAATCTGTAATGCTTTTTCTCCGAGAATCTGTTTTCCATTTTCCCAGATGCCGCCCATCTCATCAATTGCGTTTGCCGTATCTGTTACCAGAGTTGCAAAGTCAACGGTCTGGATAAGCGTCTGGAATCCTGTAAGCTGTTCTGAGATATCCTCAAACGACACATTGTTAATCCGATCAGCCATATTTGAAAACTGATTAGAGGATGTTTCCGCTGTATCTCCAAGGTCTTTGACTGGTTTGTTTACTCCTGCTATCGCATTCTCGAAGTCCTCTGATGAAACTCCAAGATTATTGAGTTTGAGTTCAAGTTCAAACAACGCCTGTTCTGTGCTATATCCGTTATCTTTCAATTCGGAAAGGAATGTTAATAAAGGATATGCTTGTTCGCCTGAAATCTGGCTTGCGTGAACCAAACCTAGAATAGCATCTTCATATTCCTGAAATACCTTTAAATCATCCTCTGTAAGTTTATTACCGACTCCGAATATATCTTTCATCCATTCGTTGATAGCACCGGTAAAATCTCCTTTTTGATACCCAAATACGTTATCTTCCAGAAACTCTCCAAAAGTTTTATCTTCGCCACCGAACAGATTGACGCTTATCCATTTTCCGAGGTTGAAACCTGCCATTGCAGTTCCTAAGACAACCATGCTGTCTGCGAATCCTGCCGCAAGCGTAGAACCAAGTCCAGAGCCAAAGAATGTCTGTAATGCACCGCTGGCTGTAGAAAGAACTGTTCCCAGTCCGCCAAAGATTGTCCTGAGTGCTCTAATAGAACTAACTACGCCGATTATTTTTTGAGAAAATTTGAGTGTACCTTTTATCGCAAGAAAAGTTCCAAGTGCATATCCCAACGCTTCTATTTGCTTATCGTCAAGCAGACTCAAAACTTTTGCAAGTGCTTCAAGAGCAACTGCTAAACCGTTAATTAATGGAGCACCAATGACGTTTACCATTACATCAAAAAAATCAACAAAGGCATCTCCGAAGCCCTGCGCAAATGGTTGGAAAACATCCCATACATCACCGATTGTTTTTACCAAAAAGCTCCAATCGACATTATTAATAAAGTTTGAAACTGTATCTTTTAGCTGACTTATTTTGTCCCATAGCCATTCCCAATCAACATCAATCACTCCGAATTTATCAAGTGCGGCAACGGTAAGGCCTAATCCTGCTGCTATCGAAGCATATGGATGCGTTGCTAACATGGTGATTCCTTTGCCTATCGCTCCATCTTTGCCGAAAATACTTCCGAACCATGTAAGTCCTTTAAATGCTACAAAAGCTGTCAGGAGCTGCCCGAGGAAATATCCGATAGACTGTGCTTGCTTCGGTGAGAATGCTGCGATAAACTCTTTGAACCTGTCAATCAGATCAGGAAGTTTATTAACTCCATCTGCCGCCTTGTCAAAGAAATCATCGAAGAAATCAAGTAAGCCAGTTCCGACATTCTCAGCAAATGGCTCTAATACATCCCACAACTGCATAAGAGAAGCATTGATTTTGCCCCAGTTGATTTTCACAAGAAAATCGTTAAAAGCATTGATTAGTCGTGGTAATCCTTTTTCCCCAAGTGTCCACTTGCCAAGCGGAACTAAAAAATGATTCCAGAAATCTTTTAATGCTGTCCATGTGAAATCCCTGAGCTGTTTCAACCCATTATTCCAGAGATTTTTCAGAGCTTTTGTGGTAGGTTCTGCGGCTTTTGCAAGTTTCTTAAATGCGTCTGTAACCTTATTTGCGAATGCCATGGCCTTATTTTCCATGGAATTGTAGGCGGCATCCCATTTCTTCTGGTATTCATTCAAAAGCTTATCAAGGGCATCATTGAGGATTCCTGCATCAATTGCAGATGTGTCAATTTTTGGCGTTTTAATTTTAGAATTTGCAAGGTCAGACAGGGAACTATCGTCTTTGCTCATAATTTCAAGTTCATCATAGGATGCGAGGAACTGTTTTAATTTTTTTGCGCTCTTGGTTGCATTTTTCAGATTATTGTCTGTATCTTTTGTAGCATCATTTACGTCCGAAATTCCAGAATCGTCTATGGAATCAAGTGCATTCGAGAGATTTTCACTTCCACCACCGATAGAACCGAACATTTTTCCGATTTTGGTATCAACTCCAAGAAGCGAACCAATGTATGTCAAAAGTCTCTGGAATGCGATTACAAGACCATTGATATATGGCAACACTGCCGCAACTACAGGCATAAAGATGTTCCCTAATGCTCTGGCACAGGATACTAAGTTTGCACGAAGTATACGTAACTGGTTGGCTGGCATATTTATCGTATTTGCCATATCCGCCCATGCGTACCGGGTGGAATCCAGTATCACTATTGTTCTCAGCATTGCCTTGCTTGCTTGGTCCATATTAGAAACAGACGTTTGTATACCAAGATTTGCCGCATATTGCTGTAAGTTTGCCACACGAATGTTTGCACCATATTTGTCTACAGCACGGCTCATACCTACTAATCCAGAGGACAAGTTCTCATAAACTGTGCTAAAATCAAGATTCTTAACAGATGCAAGGTCAGCACCGATCATGGTTAATGCATTCGACAGTTTTAATGCCTGCTCAGAAGTCGTTCCCATAGATGATGATAACTGCGCAAACTGTCCTTGATAATTCAAGAGCATGGACGGATCCATACCGAGTGATTTACCTGATTTATTTGCGGTCAAAATCGCATTATCAGAAACATCGAACCCAGACATTTTGGATGTAAGTTCTCTAGCTCTATTACTAAATGAATTTGCATAAGCTTCCGCAGAATCATAGCCTGCCTCTGACCAAGTTTCTCCTGCTTTATCTGCTACCTGGCGGAATGCTGCTTGAAAGTAGTTGTAATCTTCGAGAAAATTCATGGAACTTTCAATTGCGCTTCCAAATTTTCCAACAACAAATTTCAACGTCCAGAATTTTGCCACCAGAGACATGATGCTAGGCAAACTTTTCTTTGCCTTGCTTCCTACACTTCCAACGGCGTTTGCAAGTTTTCTGACCTTTCCTGTCGAAGTGGCCGCACCCTGCCCCAATCCTGAAAATGCACTTGCAGTAGACCTTGCCGCTCTACCAGCATTTGCCCCAGAATTTGCCAACTGAGCAATGGCCTGCGTCATTTGAATTGTACTGCTACTGATTCTAGGAGCGGTACTCATCGTCTGGAAGAATGATTTTAAGCTATTTGCCAGATCATTAAGCTGAGTTGCTGTCTTTCCGGTTTTGTCCCCTGCATTTGCCAACTGAGATATTGACTGAACAAATGTATTAATTGGCTGAGAAATATTGCCTATTCCAGAGAATGAAACTATGATTTTTCTAAGTTCTTCACCAAGATTTGGAAGCTTTGATGTAACTGCATCAATAGAACTTCCGGCATTCGCCAATCTTGCTAACGAAGAAATAAACCTGTTCACATTGTTTGATACATCTGGAATACTGCTAAGACCAGATAATTCAGAAATCATGCCCTGAATTTTTCCAGACACATCACCTGTGGAGTTTAATGTTTCGTTTAGTCTGCGGATAGAATTTACAAACGAATTTAATCCACTGTCTTTCAGATTAAGGTTGCCAAGCGTGCTCATGGACTGAGTGAACTGCTGTAACTGGCTGTTTACTGTCGATAAATCCAGACCGTTCAATTTTGCTTCGATATTGTTCTTGAGCTCATCCGTATTAATTGAGAGATTTACTTTTACCGGGTCATAGGTAAGCGTGGATGCTTTGTTGATGGCATTTCTAATATCTCTGGCAATCTTTTCTTCATTAATCTTTACGTCAATTGGAATCTGACCGTTTGCAGACTCCATGGCAGACGCAATATTCCTCTGGATTGACGCACCGAGTTGCGTGCCTAACTCATTTACCGAGCTGTACACCCTGTCCGATGCCATTGCCGCATCTGAACCAGACAAAGCCTGAATTGATATTGGTTTAATGGAATCCCTTACTTTTTTGAGGCTTTCAAGGACAGTTATCAACTGATCTGCGTCGTTGATGGTATCCTTTGGAATCAATGTAGGGAACTTTTCTGATAACTCTCCCCATGCCGAGTTAAGGTTAATTCCTTTTGTCGCATCAACTGTGATATTTCCAAGGTATTGCTGCAATAATTCCCTGAACTCGCCTTTTCCGATGTCTGCTTTGAGCATATCGGAAACGTAGATTTTTTTGCCCTTGAAATAATTGTAAAAGTCCTGCCACTCTTGTTCTACACCATTTAGATAGCTTCCGAGATTGGATTTTACGACTTTCCCGCTCTGCTCAATGTTTTTTGCAATATCATCCAGAGTCTTTCCCCAGTCACCGGCTGTGAAGTTTTGTCCGTCAAATGAATTTGTAAGCTGCTGTCCCAACAAATCTATCTGTCTTTGAAGTTTGGAAGCGGCACCGCCTTTTAATTCAAATGCGCTTGCAAGCTGTTTGGACAATGCAGATGTGTCTATTCTGGTAGTCTCTAAAGATTTCTCAACAGAATATTTCAATTTTTCGGACATATCCGCTGAATTAATCTCTACATTTACTTTGAGATTCTTGTTTTCAAGATTACTCAAATTCACTTTACTGAGACGTTCGAGCTGTGCGGCCATGCTATTCAACTTACTTGTATCAATACTTTTGATAGATTGCACAGCATAACTGAGAGTACCGATAGATTTAGAAAAATTCCTCATCAAGCCTACGCTTTTGGACATTAAGCTGTCTAATCGGTCGAATTTATTGCACAAATCATTGATTGATCTTGACGCACTGGAAACGTCACTGCTGACTTGTATCGCCAAGGTATCAATCGTATTGTCCGCCATATTCTCACTCCCTTCTCAAAAAATATTTATAGTAAAAAAGAGGGGACAAAAATGTCCCCTCCCTCTAGTTTTCTACAGTTTGAGTTTCCCGATTTTAAATCGGAAAACATAATTGTCCCGTTTTTTTATTTTTTCTTATATTTCTTAGAATCTGCAGCAAGCGCATCAAAATAATTAATTGCTTTTTGCAATTCCTTTTCTTTTTTCTCTTCTTCTTCCTCTGCGGTGAGCGGGAAGATTCGGAATGGTTCTGTTGGATATTCATATGGTGCTTGACCATTTTTTCTGAACATATTGCATACGGTAGCTTTAAGGGCCTCTGTGATATACGCGCCCTGCATATGTTCATGGAAATTCTTTCGATTCTCAGAAAACTTATATGCTAAATCGTAGCATTCCAGCTCTCTTGGTTCGGAGTCCATAAACTCTGTTTTAGAAACTCCGATATAAATATAGAACGGAAGTAAATCTTCCATAACATATCGGCTAAATGGTTTCTGAATTTTTTTTACTTTTTGGCAGGCCTCTTGTGATCCTGTGGTGCTTTCACTCCATTCTCCATCTCCGGATTCGGATTCTGAAGAATATCGTTTAAAAAACCCGCGTTCATAAGCTCATCGGCAAGAATACCGAACAACTGCAAGAGTCCTCTTGGTTCATCGGTTTCTTCATCTTTGTAGTCATCCAGTAAATTTCCAATCTCTTGCAGCGATTCTGCCGGATTGTATTTTTTAAATCCAACAAAAAGAAGCTCCCTGACTACGCAGAATAAGTCTTTAATTCTTCCAATTCCGGAAACGTCTCCATCTGTTTCGATTTCTGCTGATTTAAAAAGCTTTGCCAAGTCCTGAACTCTTTCCATAAGATCTGTATCGCAGAACGCATTGTAACCAAATTTGATAATATAATCAGTTCCATTAATTGTTAATTTTGTCATATCATATATCCTCCCAAATTAAAATAGAAATTCCCGCCATAGATTTGACTCAATGGCGGGATGTTTATCAGCCCCCGAGTGGAGATGGAAAATCTTCATCAGACGGCTCAATTTTGTCTTCAATCTTGATTTCATCTGAAATTGTTACGTTTGCAGTAACTTCCCATGCTGCATTTACTTCGGCAGATGGAACGCCAAGTCTTGAAGGTACAATCGGAATAAACCAAGCCTTTGTAAGGTCTGGATGATAAATTTCCAGCCAAGGTCTTTTTCCTTCTGCTTTGTTCTTGTCCCATGTGCCACAGATGTTTTCCCAAGTATCAATGAACACCTGAGACATACCAAATGTAAATCCCATGGCTCCCGATAAATCGAGAAGTCCCGGAACGGATGTTTTGTATTTTGTTGCGTTCAGAGATGTGGTGTCGATAGTATCAGGTTCCGGGTTCATATCCGGAATGGATTTTGGTTTCTGTAAATTGTAATATTTGTCTGTTGGGCGTGTGCCCGCTATAGTTTCGAATGCAATCGCGACCTTCATGCCAATGGTACTGAGGTCAATCGCTGGTGTTGCTGCCATATTCGGCTCCTTTCTGCTTTTTCAGCTATAAAATCACATTAAAAAAGAGCCTTGTCGGCTCTGACACGTAACCCTGTGCCCGGGAGATAAAAGGATCACCGTCCTTTCTATTCATCTGTGCCTGTTTTCAGTTCTGGAAGCCCTGCTACAGATGTAAGCAAGGATAAAACGCCTGAAAGAACGGACGCGGATACGACCATCTTCCAGTCAACGCTTCCAAGGACTGTCGCGGTTCCGATTGTCGCAACTGCTGTCTGAGCAATTGTCTTAACAGCTCTGATTCCTGCAGCTTTCAGCCATTGTAATTTATCTTTACTCATAGGACACTCTCCTTTCTTTTTTGGTATAAAAAAATAGAAGCTGTTACGCTTTCAATAATTGCCCGGTGTAAATTCTACTGTACCGGCTTATGATTCGTTTGAAACTCTTTTCGGAATTTGCGACTTCTTCCGGTCCGTATGTCCGGCGAAAGCCCATCGAAACCATAGCCTGATGACTTTTGCTGTCGATTTCGTATGCAGTCGATAAAGCCTTTGTCCCAGATGCGTAACTTTCCGTTTGAAACGAAAGAACTGTTGCGCATTCGTGACCTTCGAGACTTGTTGACTGCGTAGGATTCCCCATCATGAACAATCTGGCGTATTTCGTTTTACCAGATGCTATTGTCTGGCTTTTTTCCATGGAAAAATTGCCTTTGCCGACTGTTGGTTGAATATCTTTACTCCACCTAGAAAATACTTCTGATACTGGGTTGTTAATCGTGTCTGGCATTTTATATCACCCCGCCTGTTCTAGCATATTCTGAGACTGGTCTTAAGGAAATCTCTTATTTGAGAATATCCCCATCCGCAGTCAATCAAGCCACTAACAAGCATTTCCTTTGACTGGACAGCTTTTAGCTCTTCTTCTGTCAAGAAATCTCTCAGATTATCTTTTGTAGACAGTCCCTTTTCCTCTCGAAGCTGTTTTGCGGTTCTTCCAAATAAAGTTCGGTACACCATATCCGTATACGTTGAATACGCATGACCATGCATTCTCTCGTTTTCCTGTGATTCTTTAAGCGCATTGGTCAATGCCTGTCTTACTGCAATGCCTTTGTCTCGTTCTCTGATTTTTCCCAAAAGAACTTTTTCCATTGCATTGAATTGGCGAATGTATCCTTCTTTGAACTTCATGGCTTTTTCGCCAGTGTATCCCATAACAAGAAGCGTAAATCCATCTCTCGTCATGCAGTACATAGGTTGTTTTTTATTCTGGATGCTTGTGTATGAGGAAAGCACGAAATTGTGCTGTCCGAATTCTTCACTGCATCCTAAATTTCTAATGTCCTGCAATACTCTTTTATGTTCTTTTTCAAAAGTTTCTGCGACATCTAGGCTTGTGACAATGCTCGTTTCTACTTTTTTGATAATCATTGTTTCTACTAACATGCTTACATTCTCCTTTTCTATGTTTTTTTGCATGAAAAAAGCACCCACCACTCAGGTAGATGCTTTTATATGTTATAGTATATCAAAGACAGAGGTATTATTCAGTATTATCAGGTATTAACTTTCATGATGCAAACACTTCTTTTGCAATTTTTCTAATACTCTGCATGATTTCTACGCTTGCCTTATAAACTGGCATGGTGGCTTCAGTACCATAAGAGCGTACCCATTCGCCAGAATCGGAATAATAAACCCACGATTCATTCTTTCCGTTCCCTTGCCCGTATGAACCGATTGTATATCCAAATTCCTGTCCTTTTGGATGTGGGCTGGTTCCCGCCGGAGTGTTGTAGTGAATGCCCGACCCGAACTCAATGAACAAAAGGTCAGAGCCTTCGCACACAAGCGTCGCCTGAGAATAACCACCAAAGTTATTGATTCTGATATAGGTGTTATGATTTTTTTCAGAATCGCCTTGCGCCAATGCTATGTTTTCATCTATGACCGGGATTCCAAGTTCTGTCAGCCTGCGGACAAATTCCTCATTCTTGCTTGCAAGCGACTTCTGATACACTCTGAGCTGCTTTATTGTGTCCTGTATAGATTTATGCGACAATTCCATTTTGATAGTCTTATTCGCCATCTGAGCCATCTCCTGTGTACTTAATACCGTATCGTGCCACATTGCCTTTCTGGGTATCAAGAATCTTTTTTAGGCGGTAATCTGGTGGGACTGCAGGCTCTCCATCTTCACCTAAAACAAGTTCTCCTGCGTCGGTCAGTTCTGGTTTGCGCTCAATCCAGAATACATCGGCAGTCTGTGGCTTGAAGTTGCGGTCGAAGTTTGTGATATACCTGTCATAATCCGGGATATAACCGGCGGATAATTCCTCTGGCGTTCCGGCAGTCGCAGATACGGAGAGGTGATGTAATTCTGGCTTTTGGTACGTTTTGATTGTGTCTATCCCGTCAAGGTATTCAGTTACCCTTGACCAATACACTGTCTGTTTTTGACGTTTCAATCCTCTCATAGCGTTTTCTCCCTTCAAAAAGAGTCTTTTTATTTTAATCTTATATTGCATATTTCATATGAGACACTTTTACATCTTCATTAGATACCTTTGCATAGATCATTGTCGTGTTAATGTTGACATGTCCAAGAATCTTCTGCACCTCAGTAATCGGCGTACCTCTTTGAAGCATAAGAGTCGCAAGAGTATGCCTAAATAGATGTGGTGTCAGAGGTCTATCCAGTTCTGACCGCTCACCGATTATTCGTACAATTCTTTCAATTGCTTCTTTCTTGAGTACTTTATGTGGCTTTCTTTCGCTTACAAAAAGATATTCCGACTCATCATCTCTAATTGCGAAGTATTGTTTTAAAAGTAATTTACACCGGGCATTTAGGTATGTTGTTCTATGCTTATTGCCTTTCCCCAAAACAACTACTTCGCCTTTGTAAAAGTCTATATCTGTTTTCTTTACACCACATACTTCTGTAACCCTAGCTCCAGTACTGTACAAAAATTCAACTAATGCTCTTTCACGTACGGTTTCGCACGCTTGCCTGATTCTCTCTAATTCCATATCTGTCAGAGGTTGCTTTTCGATACGCTCATATTTGATATTTTTGATAACTCTACATGGGTTCTTGCCTATATATCCTTCGTTTGCAGCCCACTCGAAGAAAGCGTGTATGGCAGTTCTTCTACTATCAAGTGTTCGATTACTCAATCCTCTGCTTTCCTGAGCGTTATACAGATATACACGAATGTCATTTGCAGTAATGTCTTCAGCTTTTTTATTGACTGTGAAAAAGAAATCATCCAGATAAAGATTGTAGAGTTCGAGCGTCTTTTTACTCAAACCCTCGATTTTTCTACTTACAATGTAAGTTTTGTAGAAATCTGGCAAATATCCAGTATACTTTACAACTGCTGTTTCTCTCGGCTCAATGTCAAAATTATTCACATACAAAGACAATTTGTTTCTGACTGTTTCAAGATATTCTTCTGGAATTTCTTCATACAACTTGGCCATAAACCCATTCACGAATTTATCTCTCATAAAAAATACCCTCCTTTTGGGTTCACAAAGGGAGAGTACCATGTTATAATAATACTGTACCCTTTGTGGTGTTGGAGTTAGGTTTTTTTGATTGGTAGTCGGGAACCTAGCTCCTTTTTATTATGCTTTTTTGATTGTTATTTTCTCTTCATCATATTCGAGAATTACTTTTCTGTCTTCTTTGGTAATACCTATCATCCGAACTGCTTCTGACGGAAGTGATATTTTATAGTTGACAGATTCTTTTCCTGCGTTTCCACCAGCCTTGTTAATCATGATATTTCTTTCTACTTTTATTGAACTCACCTCCATATAATGAATTTATACTCATTATATATCATTGGTGTCCAACAGCCAATAATTAACTTTGCACTGATTAACTAAAGCCCTCTTTAGTTAATTAGTTTCCGCTTTCGGTTCTTCTTCCTTATTAACATCCATCAGCTCATTATACTGTTCCTCGGTAATCCTGCCCGTTGCGAAGAAAATATCAATCTTATTTTTCAAATCATCTGTAAGTCCGTTTCTCTCTTTAAGTTTTAATAATGTTCTATATAACATAATCATACCTCCAATTCTGTTAATGCTACTGCATATTCACTGTTGACATAAGCTTCTGCGCTCTGCATGTCCATGTCGTAGATATAGTCACGGTTATCGTTAAGTTGCTTTTTGACATAATTCCACCCATTTGCCATACTTATTGGATAGTTGAATACTGTATATCCGTCAAGCTGTTTGCTATTGACGCTGATATTTGTAGTTGGATAATATGTAACAAACGTCTTGAATGCCTGTACTTCTTCCTGTGTTAAGTCAATTTCTTGTGGTTTTGCTAACAACCATTCGGTTTTGTTTACAATAGATTGTGTATTATCTAACTTAGAAGAATCAACCATATTTACCAGCTTCCCACGTTCCACATCTGCATAATCACTGATATATTGCTGACCATCAATTGTGACGTTGCCACCTGCTGATACAGGGATGGCATTCAATGTGTATGGGAGGGTGGCGGTCTGTTCGTGGTAGGGTTCGAAATCGTCGTAGGTGGCGGTGAGATCGGTGGTGAGCATTGGTTTGAAGAGGAGGTTTTTAACGGTTGTACCATTTAAAACAACTATCGCAATTTCATCAGTACCTTTTCCAATATTAGATATTATAGAACCATCGCCCTTTTCTTCTGTTACGTTATTCCACGTACCGTTTGGAAGATAACTCACATAACTTCCAGCTGCTCCTGGAGATCCAACCAATTTCCGACCGCTCTTTGCAATTATCTTTCCGATTCTAAATGACGGGTTTCCTCCACTCGCAGTTCCATTCAGTGTATATGTTCCATCTCCATTATTGGTACAAGTAACGCCATTCACTGTGGCAGTCTGCAATGTGGCTTTCAATAAATTCTTCCCACACACCTTCACCGTTGGATTCACAACGCTTTTAATCTCCTGCGGATAGTCAGGAGAGGGTGACGGTTGACCGCCGGTGTATGGTTCGAAATCGTCGTAGGTGGCGGTGAGGTCGGTTGTAATCATTGGTTTGATGATTGTTTTTGAAACAGTCTGACCAACATTTATATGTATATCAACAACTGATAAATCGTATCCCGTAGGAACAGTAACATTACCTCCATTATGAATTTCATTAGAAAATCTATTTTCAGTTTTATTATAGAAAACAAAGCATATTCTGCCGACCGAGCCGCTTATAGTAGAACCAGATTCTGTAATAAACTTGACATTTTTTCCAATTAATGAATTATACAATGCTTTTTGTTCATCTACGGTTAGTACTAACGAAAAAATAAGTTCGCCAGAACTGTTATTTGTACCCTCGATTGTATACGTTCCATCTCCGTTATTTGTTAATGTGACACCACTGTATGTGTCAGTTTTGAATGTAGGATTCAGCAAATTCTTCCCCGAATACTGTTTCTGCTCAGACTTGCCATACACCATCATATCCATAATCTTGCCATTGTCAGAGTCGGCAAGATGAGTTTCGCCTTGTGAACTTGCGTAGAATTTGGTGATTTTGGTGGATATATCTTCCTTTAGCGAACCAGTTTCCGTTTTCAGTGAAGCAATGTCTGTCTTGTTCTGCTCGATCTGCTGCGCCTGTTCTGTCGTAGCTCCGGGCTTGACTGGATTCTTTTCAAAGTATTCCGTAACTAGTCTTTGTATTACCCTCTCTGCTTCTTCTTTTGTGAGATACAGTGACATATCAATTGGAGCGCCCATGGTGTCCCAAACTACGCCGTTCCATGCCACATTCATTCCTGCTTCGCCGTAAATGGATTTAGACTCGATATTGTACATATCGCCAATGTCTGGATTTAATGGAAGCAAATCAGCAGTCGCAACTGTACCTCTGTATCTTACAGGGCTATTTAATTTTGCTTCCATATCGGAAATCTGGCGTTTTAATATTGCATATACTTTCTTTGCTGTTAATGCCATATGCGCTTCTCCTTTACAGTTTGTACCATGTATCGGTAGGTTTGTGATATTCGTATAATTCAGAAGTGTCAAGGCACAATGCTGAAGAACCACTCTCTACATAATGTGGGAGCTTTGATACGTCCTTTGAAAGCCCCTCGTAATCACGAACCATGCCTTTTGCGTCTGTACATACCCAACTGCCTAAATCCGGCAATTCGTCACCGGGATTGTACTTGATTCCATCAAAAATAACTGTGTTTTCTGCTTTTGCCATCTATGCAATCATCCTTTCTGCCCCGATAGGAGCCACATATGTGAACTGGTTTCCTAAAATATCTCTGGCTGTGCCAATAACGAAACAAGAATAGTCGGCCAGAAGATTGCAACACCATTCTTCTGCATCAACCCAATATCGTTTCTTGACCATGCGGTGAAGTTCTGGCAATAGACCGTAGCTGAACATCACGCAATGGCCTAATTCATGAATGAAAACACGGTTCAGAAGCTCTCCATATAGGCTATTTGCGATTGAAATAATATGGGTGGAATAATCCGATACCCCAAGCGTTCTATTGCCTGTACGGTCAATTAACACGCTGTCGTGCGGAGACACAAACTGTACTCTCCATTGGTCGCCGTTCATATAAAATTGTCTTAGCATGGCTTATCACCATCCTTTTCTCAACTAAAAAGCCCCTGCTACATTTCTGTAACAAGGGCAAGTTTCATTTCATGTTCAATTCATCTGCTGTATGAAACGTGTCAAGTCAGTTTTCATCTGCTGTCTGATTGATGCGTCTGCATCGTCCCACATTTCTTTCATATTGCGGATGATATCTTCTGTATACTCTTTCATGGAATCATCCATTTTTCTCTTGGATTCAGCGTCTTTGGAATCATGGTAATGTCTACGATTCTCACTGTATCTGTCATATGTTTCACCGTATCTGGACTGCTGACGATTCATGCCATCATTCCCCATATTCCTGTCCGAATATTCTGGGTGATATCCCATGCGGTACATATTGCGTTCAAATTCTGGATTATTCAGATATTCATTCATCCAGTCATCATCTTCCATGTACAGATATGGCTTGTATCCCATACGACTTCCTCTGCCTTTTGGTGCAAATCTGCCGTTTGCATAACGATATCTGTCATATCCCATGCGTCCAAGATATTTCTCTTCCTGCTCGCATTCGTCCATAGCTTCTACGATTCGATAATCTTTATCTGCACAGATTGCGCATTTTACCGCTTCTAAGCAATCTTTCAGATCATCCCAGTCCTGAGAACTAAGATTGTCAAATCCATGTGCTTTGGCTTTTTCCATAGCCCATTTACCCATTTCCATTGCAACTTTATGCATTACATTGCCCCCTTTCTGGCAGCCTGTGTAACAGGTGTGTCTGTCGTTGGGGCTGTACCATTAATTGCTGTTAAATTGTTACTCGGACTACAAGCTGGATTTCCTAACATCTTGAACACTCCACCAGTTGCACTTGTAGCTACTCTGGTTGCATATTTTGTTCTGGTTCTTATGCCACAAGCTGTAACCTGTGCGCAACAACGATTCTGTAATGGATACAAGGTTGTTCCCGTGCCTACCTGGATTACTACCGGAGCAGAAATTGTGGTTGTTTCCGGTATGCTTTGTGCAACAACAATACAATATTTCTCTCCGTTATTGTAACTGCCTGCCGGAAGTGTGATTACAAGATTACCTCCTGTAAACGCAACGGCTTGGCTGATTACAAGATGGTTGCAGAGCTTACAAACATTTTTACAACTCATATTTTATACCTCTCAATCAAAATAAGAGGTGAGCCACAACTCACCTCTTAGAATTAGTCAACCTCTAAGGGTGAGTTACTTAGCAGCAACCACTATTGCATCCGCATCCACCGTAATAGGTATTCGGATTCGGAACAACGTATGCCGGGATGGCTGCCGGATTAATTGCATTGATTAACTGCTGAGTCTGTGAAGCCATAGCAGTTGTAAGTAATGCAGACTGACGATCCTGAGATGCAGCACGTTTCAGGTCAGTATTTTCTGCCTGTAATGTTGCAATCTTATCCTGAGTCAGGAAATCAAGGATTGCTCTTGTATTACTGTTCTGGTTTTCCAGAAGGTCTCTTGTGTTGTTATTCATTGTGTTCTGGAGAGCACAAGTGTTGGTTGCCAGGTTGTAGTTGATACCCTGGATAGCTTCTCTTGTTTCGCAACAACAATTTGCTAACTGAGACTGTAATGCGTTGGTGTTCTGCATATTGGCTACAGTGTCAGCATTAATTGCCTGCTGAACGCCATTGAAGCCCTGAAGCATTCCAACGTTCACGCCGTTGAAGCCACTCTGCATGGTATTGTTGAGTGCATATGTACTGTCGCAAATACCCTGCTGAATACCTCTGATACCGTTCTGAATATCGTTAAGAGCAAAGCCCTCATTAATATCCGCACGTGTGGCCCATCCTTGGAATCCAGCACCATTTGCACCGTTTCCACCATTGCCGCCGAAGCCACCGCCCCAGCCGCCAAAACCTCCCCATCCAAAGATAGCAAAGATCAGGACGAGCCAGATAAGTGAAAAGCCATCACCGCCCCACATATCATTGGCGCGATTATTAGAGCCTGTAGCGGCAGCAATGTCACTAAGACTGTAATTTGAACCATTCATCATGTTTTTAGTCTCCTTAAATTTTATTTACAATAGGAGACATCCGCGGCTGTCGTCCCGAATTGTAGCGATTTTTAATCACCCAATTGTGGGGAAGTGTTATAATCCAAGGAATTTTTGTATAATTCCATCTGGAGATAAATGTTTTTCGTTGAATACATTTTGCTGTATTTGATGTAACTGGTCTGTATCACCTTTTTTGTATAAATCCAACGCATTCTTCAATGTTGGATTATTTCCTGCAAATTTACTCATATCGCTCATCATGTTGTCAACACTTCCGAACCTCTGAGAAATCATTTTCTCAAATTTCTTTTTCATCATGGCGTTTGGGTTGAAATTCATCTCTGCCTACCTCCATTCTGCTTAGGTTCCGATGTCCCCGACATCTGTGTCGGAAACATGCTCTTTATTTCAGAAATCTCAGAACAAACATCATTCCGAAGCTGATTAAACATTGCTTCAATGTCAATCTGCTTTTCATCTTGCTTAGATTGCTGTTCATCTGGATTTACGAGTCGGTAAACAAAAATCCTGCTCCTTCCATCGGATTGAAGCTGTTTTCTGTAAATTTCAGTTCCGTCTGTTTTTGGATAGTAAACAGGATTGCCGGACATATCCACATCTTTAGCCTTTACAGTATCAATCCCATCCACCATCTGTCCTTGAAGCATAGGGGATTGTGGAATTGACTGTAACTGTTGCATCTGCATTTGACCATAAGGCATTGCCTGTTGGTAATTATTCTGCAATTGTGCCAGCCTGTCCTGATACGGCTGTATTTGTCCGTATGGGTTGTTTATCATTGGCTGTTGCGGATAATACGGATAACCTGCCATAATCTGTTCCTCCTGTCCGGGATTCAAGAATCATATCCATATCATCTATGGAACGATGCTTTTCCCATATACCCTCGTAAGGGTTCCTTAACATAATCATTGTGTTTTCTCCTATGATTATATTATATAGGAAGGAACTCTGTTTTTGAACGTCACTATTTCGCCACGTTTTCGCCATAATACAAAGAAAAGCCCCGACAATACATCGGGGCAACTTTGGAAATTTTCTTCTTTATTCTTTTGTTAATTCGGTCTATGGTTCTCGGACTATACCCCATAAGTTCAGATGCTTCCCATAGTGTCTTTTCGCCATAAGCCCGTAATCGAAACAGTTTTTCTTCTCTGGAATCGAAGCCTGCTTCTTTTAAATAAAACTTTCTTTCATCTTCTGAAAAGTCTGTATAATTCATATTTCCACCGTCCTCCCTTACAAGTGGAATCAAACTGGAAGAATACCGCTTAACATAAAACCGATAACTGCGCTGACAATCGCTGTAATAACGCATACAATGATTGTATCGTAACGCTTTCCCGGGACTGCCATGAGAGTCTTTATATTGTTATTCATCTCATCCACAGTTGACTTGATATGGTTCAAGTCATTCTCACTTAATGCTGTCTTTCTTTCCAGTTCCCCGATACGCTCATAAAACTCTTTACTACGATCAGATTGCTTCTCTTGCATCAGCTGAAAATTCTTTTCCAGTTCTTCTATGCGGTGTTCATTAAAACATTCATGTTCACATCCCATCGCCAGTTCCTTTCTTCACTCCCTTAACATTTGCTTTTCCCTACTGAATATAAGCAACCCAGCGGCACTCCGGGAGGACAAAAATACCGTGCCACGTGACCCAACCATCTTAGTTAAATTAAACTTCCTGCAAATGGAAAAACGCCATGATTGATATATATTTCTGTTTCAGATTCCCAGTTTCGACTTACTGAATTTTCAGAATGCGCTTCTTGGAACTCGGCCCCCTGTTTCACAAGGAAATAGAGAGCCAGATCAAATATGCAATCATAACAGCATTCCATATCGGTATTGATTTTTTCGTCTGTATATCCAGACGGATAGTTGCGTTTCTTTTTGAATGAACGAATTGCACGCTTCACAGACAAAGAAATCATACCGTCAGTTTCCACATCATCGGATAGATACTTTTTCAGATCATTCACAAGCTGTTCGTTCATTCAAGATCACCTACCCTTGCTGAGATAAAATTTCTGAGATAATACCAGCCTTATTTGTCGATGTCAGGGCATAGCCATTGTCACTTGCGAGCTGTTTCAGTTGAACTACTGTCATGCTTGACAGCTCGCTTTCTGTATACTTGTGTTTTGAAGTATCATTAATACTTGCTACAGATGGTGACTGGCTGTTCTTGTCGAGACTATGCCCGTTTATTCCCCCGCTTTGGTACCGATTACGATACCGCCATTAGCTTTTGCTGCTACTGGAACAAACATGCCTGATGCTTTAGTCCAAACTGCAACTGGGTCTTGTGTAGCCCACATGGACAGTGTTACGAAAGAACGGTTTTCTTCCTGAATGAACTGTCTGTATTCAAGTTCCTCAGGTGTTACGCCCCAGAGTCCAGTACCAAATGAACCGTTCGGCTCTGCTTCATACAGAGTGAATACATCCTCTTTGAAGTATCTTCCTGTTTTGATTGAACCATCTGCTTTTCTGAATCTAAATTTCTCGTCGCAACGATCAATTGTGATTCCGTATTCCTGCATAAGCAGATTTGCAAGTTCCTGTTTTGTTAAGAGACGTTTGTTAGCTGCTCCTAAGACTGCTGTCTGCATTGCGGTGTTGTTTCTCATGTAGTTAATCATTTTAAGAGAAGTAATGGCTTTATTTACCACAAAGCCATTATCATCTGCGATAGCAACCATCTTCTGAATATCGCCCATGATATCTGCATCCGGTTTAGACCAGTCTGTCATTTCTACCTTTGCGCTGGACGGAACGCCGTAATCAATGCTCATATCCACGTTGTTCTCTTTGACTTTTACTGCGCCAGTAGAGAGGAATTGCCCTTTCATGACATTTGCTCTGGCAACAACACCTTCAAACAGGTTAGCTGCATCATCAAATACAAATTTCTTTAAGTTCTCATCGTCCGGCACACCATTTTCAATTGCCTGCTGTAATCTCTCAGACTGATTGATTTTTCTCTTAATGAAGAGTTTTTCGGTCAGAACTTTTTCGAAGCCCGGTCTTGTTCCGATTTCTGCTTCAGTATCAAGCGCATGAACGAATGCTACCTCTGGAAGTCTCTGTCCAGCCATAAGTCTGTAGTATTCAGCTTTCAGGAACTGGGTTTTGACATCCGGGAATATGGTGTCAAGAATGCCCGGTCTTTTTACGCTGAAATCCTGAGAAAAGTTAAGTCTTTCTTCCTGTGTGATTGATTCTAAAATATTAAATGGCATCTGCTTACCTCCTTAAAATTCTGGGTCTGTAGTGGTTACAAAAACGATACCTGCTTTTTCAAGCTCTGTTTTTGCAGTTGTGTCGACAGTTGCCGGAAGTCTTTTTTCAAGAACACGACCTGCAACAATTACGGAAATAGGTCTTTTTACATCATCTGTCATATCAACATCTTCAAATACAATGCCTTTAGCACCAGTTGCGTTTGTCGGATATACAGAACCAGCCTTAATAATCTTCTTAGTTCCAACGGTTTCAGCATTTGTCTGTTCTGCTGTATAGGTTTTAAGTACCAGTCCTACCTCGGATTCGAGGATATTAGGTGTGGATTCGTACTGCTCTGTTTTCATAAAAGCCATAATCTAAATCTCCTTTTCTTAAATATTTAATGGGGCATTAACGTCTGCCGGTTTATTTTCTGGACACATTTTTGCTGAGTACGCTTTTGCATATTCAGATGCTTCACTTTTCTTTTCTGGTTCTCCACCAGATTTACCGCTACCCGGATTAGGTGTGTTTTCAAGGGCTTCTTTTTCCCATGCGGCTTTTGCGGTATCAAGCGTTGATTTATTTACTTCGGAAATTTCATCAACAAAATTCTGGGCTTCTTTGAGTGCATCTTCGGCATCCATATTTGAAAATGCTTTGATTGCTCCTGCATACGCATCTCCTTTCATTCCTGCACTTGCAAAAATAGAAGTGATTTTGCCTGTCAGAACTTCTCTCTGGGAAGTCGCAAGCGCAGATTCAAGGTCAGAAATTCTTTTCTCGTTTGCGGCTTTTTCTTTCTGACGTTCCAGTTCTGCTTTCTCAGCATCTGTCATGTTCTGCTGTTTGAGTTCTTCCAGTTCTTTTTCCAGTGCATCTGCTTTTTCAGCTTGTTCTTTTACTTTCTGGGCTTTTGCTTTTTCCTTAGCTACATCAGAATTTGACTGATTCAGGAAAGAGGTAATCTGCTCATCGGTTGCATCTGGAAAGATCTTCTTTACATCTTCTCTTGTCATTGAAATCTCCTGTCACCAATACGCTTTTTTACGCTGTTCGCTCAGCTCAAGGTGTCTCCCATGATTACGCTATCGGGATGCATATTTTTTTAATAAAAAAGAGACGATTTTACTCGTCTCTAAATTAACTGTATTGAATTGAACACCGGCAGTTCACAATCTCGTCTGCCGAAGCTCCTAGCGAGGTGTCTTTTGGAAATTGTAGCAAGCTATCTCCAACCGAGAACGGCTCATCAATCGGGAGTATGGTTTCTCCGACTTCGAGGTGTGTCTTTCGTTCCCTTTTGTCTCCTACGTCAATCCATTTCTTCTTTGTCTTTCCTGCTTTCACAGCTTTTGAATACTGTCTGTAATTCAGTATCGAATTAGCTTCGCATTCTGAAATAAACATTGCCCGGTCATTAGACAGGTAATAATCATCAGTAATGCTTTTGTCTTCGGCAGAAAATCTTTCAAATGTTGCATCAATAATTTGTTTTGTCACGTCAAGAGCATATTGCTTGATATATGTGTCTATAAGCATATACGAAGCAATTACATCCAGATATTTGTCATAAAATTGAGTCTGGATATATTCTTGGTTTGTTTCTCCACTTTCTATGGTTGTTTCTATCAGTGCTAAAATATAAAGGATAACTTCTTCCATTTGTTCGGAAAAAGCTATCCTTTCTTGTTTTTCTTTGTCTGATATTGACATTTTGCTGAAATACTCTTTATACGGTTCACTTCTGCGATTGTTTGGTCTGATATTCAATTCATCGTATGATGAAATACTCATTCTGAAATCACATCCTTATTGAAGCCATTCAGCAAATCTTGTGCTTTTTGCAATTCTGAATCTGGGTCTGCTAATTCTGGGTAAATGGTTCCGAGGTAAGGTAAACTCATTTCATATACTTTTTGTGGATCACTAAATAATCCGCAAGTAATCAATGCAATAAGCGGATGAATTTTATTTTTGAACAGATAATCAAGCGCCTGCGCTTTGACAAGCATGTTATCTGTCGGGTTTCTGGTGATTTTTACATCAAAGTCTCTGGTCGAGATATTTACATCCATTGAAGTTTTTCGGATGATATTCAAAATGATTCTGGCAGATGCTTTTTCAGCTTCTTTCGTAAATGCTTCTACCAATTTTGCGTCTCGTTCTGCAAAATCCCAGCCATTCCTCAGATACACTGCATTTCCTGTGTCTCCACCGGTATTGCTCTGTCGATTCGGCATTGCTTCTACAATCAGCATATTGTTGTAAATATCATCTTTAGCAACCTGACTTTCTGACTGATTTAATTCAGCAGTCATTAAGTCAACGTCTGATTGTGTTCCGTTCCCGACGTCTTTTACAGATACAGCACCGAGTTTTATCATTTTTACAAATTCTGCTTCGTCAATCTCACAGTTTTTGAATTTCATCAGAGCTTGTACAAATTGCTCAACCCCATTCAGCCTGTCAGATTGATACTTATTGATTGCGTCATACATTGTGATCGCAATTTCAATGTCAGAAAGTCTGTCGTGATTGTTTGGATATTCAATAATAGGAATACCGCCAAAACCATTGATTCCAGATTCTGTTACCGATCCATTTTGAATTTTGAAATACTGTCTGGAAGAATAACACTGATAATACTGCTGATTGTCCTCGTCTTTTAAAATTTGAACGGAAAGCACTGGTTTGCCAGTAACGCTTGAATAAACAATATATACATCCTGTGGTGATGGGATAAATATTCTGAAAGGCGGTAAGTCTCCATCCTTTGTCCATTCATCCTCTCTCAGGATTGCTTTATATGCAGTTCCTACTGCACTCTGGTATATCCCAAGTTGAATATTTCTGGCGTCTGCATTGGCTTCGTCCAGATAATCATTAAGCCTATCAACTTGTTCGTTTGTTGTTTCACTCGCTTTTTTCTTTTTACAGACATACTGAATAGGTTCTCCGTATATCTGCCCTGCCTTGAATTTGACTGTTTCAAGGGCATGATTCTCGACAACTTTATTGTTGACCTCTGGGCGAACAAGTTTTTCACGATATAAAATTGGCTGATCGCCTTTGTAATATCTGTAAAGATAATCCATCAGGGTTCTATTCCTGTTATGGATTCCGATTGTATCAGAAAGGACCTGTGCCACGTTCTGGGGAGTAATCTGGTCTACGCCAGTATAGGCAGTTTTTCTGCCAAACTCGCCTTGGCATAGGTCAACAAAATTTGTTTTGTTTCTCCCCACTGCCTGTCCTCCTATTTTTCTGCATGAAAAAAGCACCAAGGTTTGACCTCAGTGCTTATTTTACAGCTTATATTATATAATATATGCAGGTATTATTCAGTATTATCAGGTATTAACTTTCAAAATTCTTAATGTTTTTGACGATATTCAGTGCTTTCGAATGCAATAATTTCACATGAGAATAGGAATATCCCATTTCACAGGCAATCATTTCAAGCCTTTCATCTTTTACATATCGCCTAAACAGCAGATCATACAAATCTGAATTGATATCGCTCACCTTGTCTATTGTTTCAATAATGTCTTGCTTTTTCTTTGTGTATTCAATAACCATTTTTTTGATTTCTGTTTGAATGTCAACAAGTTCGCTTACGGCATCGGTCATTTGATTGGGATTCGGAGTAGACTGAACTTTTTCACCATATGAGAACGATTTAAGCCCAAGAGCAAGACTTCTTAAATGTTCTTCTTCGTATTTTTTATTTTTAATAAGCTTGTCATATTTCTGAATTTGCCCTAAGTATTCTCTTGTTGTCATATTATCTCCTTCCCCAAAATGGATTGCGCATTGCAGTTGCTTTTCCGCCTAATGGATTCTGCACGTACTCTGCCATCATCGCCAAGCTGTCCGGGCCATCATCATGAGCTACTTTTGCCCTTGTGGTATATGTGGTCACATTTCCCATAAACATTCCGTAATCAGATTTAGGCTTGTATTGGCTCGGATGTAAAAAATAAAAATGTTTTGATATGTAATCAGAGTTTACGAGAATTTTTGTCTCTTTATTTGCTTGCGTAGGTCTTGTTTCGATATCCGCTCGGCATTTCCCTGAGATTATCTTTTGAATGTTGTGTGCAACACGATTTCCTACGTTATTTGACTCGAATCTGATTTTATGCGGATTGTGTTTTATCAAGATATCAGCAGTCTTTCTGTCCAGGATGTCATAATCTGTGGTATCATCGAAAACAACGTCCGGGATAAAAAATTTATCCCCATATTGATATGCAATAGGTAATGATTCAAAATCTGTACCTTTATCTTTTGTATCACATACTGCCCATATCGCATCTGCTTCTTTGTCTGGTATAATTGTGTATTCGTCCGTGCATCCGTCGGGAACGTCTTCTTTGCCAAAGAAAAATCTTTTTAGCTTATCTGGCGGAAGCAATAATCCTTCACGTTCTACCGGTTGTTGCTGATAAAGACAGTTATAAGAGATTTCGTCCATAGATTCTTTAGCATCGTTGAAATACTTTTCAGAGAATCCATTTACTGTGAATAAAAAATTACTTTTCCCGTTATCGTCAAGCGCCGGTACTGCTATGAACCTCGCTCTAGGGTTCCCGGCGTATAACTGCTGTAACTTTCCAATAGGGTCATGAACTGACCATCTTGTAGCTATATAAAACTCTTTACAACCCTCTAGCCTACGAGAGCGCAAGTCATTTACTACTTTTGTCCACAGGGTATCTAATCGGTTTTTGTTTAACGCTTCCTCAATACCGGATACAAGGTCATCGGCAGTAAGGAATCTATTACAACGAGTAGCACCAGTCAGAGAACCGTCAATTGATCGGAACGTCCATGTTTTAAAACGTCCATTTCTTTCAAGGTTTACTGTCGTTTCCTTTGCGTTTGTTCCCTGTATTTCGACATTTGGAAAAATCTCATGCCATGTGTACTCAACCGGATCATTGATGATTTCCAGAACTCCATCATAAAGTGAACGTGTCAGAATACTACTGTGCGCTGATGACAGGTTGAAATCATTTGGAAACCACCCGCCTACCAGAGACAGAAAGAAATCTTCAAGAGTAGATTTTCCGCAACCGGGTGGTACGCTCAGCGCAAATATATCAAGTTTATCATCCATCAAGTCTTGTAAAGAGCCGATGATATTGTGCTTCAAGAACACATTTCTTCTTGGCTGATAGAAGCGTTCTTTTAAGATCCTGTCCTTTTCCAGATACAGTAGACCACTGTCAACCTGATAGTTTCGGGCTTCGAACAGAAGATATTTGTAGTAGAGGTCTTTAAATTCTTTTGAACCTGTTTGAAGCAACTGATTAAGTGCAGCTTCTTTTCCAATATTGCTTAATCCTATGCCTTTTTCACGATAATTCGGGTATTCTTTGAAAGAATGTTTTTCATCCATTAAGTAGACAAGGGAATATAACTTATTCCACTTTGTTTCCGGGCTTAGATTACTGTTGATGATGTTATTTCCGATCATCACATACCATTCCGGCGATTCTTCAATAATTTTTTGCATAAAAATAGAGCCAGACCTCCTTTCTTCTTAGGATTTAGTCTGGCTCTCATGTGGCTCTTTGACTGGTTATTTATTTTTTGTTTCAACAACAGTTACGCTACCCTCGAATACTCCGAAATTAGAAGATTCCTGGAACGTGTGAGTCTCGGCAATATCATCATCAGTCATAGGGCGTGTGAGATACCATAGTGAATCATCTTTCCATGTAATTTCCTCTAACTTTTGGTTTGGTTCCAACTCTAATGTTGTGTTTCCGCCGCAATTTCTTGTGGCAGACTGGCATCCGGACATTCCAAGCGTCAGTGATAAAACTGTTATTGCAACGATTATCTTTTTCATTCTGTGCATCCTCCATCATTCTCTGAACCACCAAATATGCTTATCAAGAATATCTGCTTTTACATCTCCGTCACAATAATAGTTGCATCCTTCATCTGCAAATTCTGCTGGTGTTGTAAATTGTTTTATTCCATCTGGTTCTAATATGACGCACGCCTGTTTTGAAATATAGTTTGATACAACAGCTGGTTCACTACGCCACCAGACTTTTCTTCCGATAACTTTTTTATCGAAATCAATATCATTTAAGTTTATTGGATGCTCATTAAAATCATTAATCATGCACTTTGCACGTTCAATTCCGCCTCTTACATCGCAGAATTTTTCCCCGTTTCTGGTAATAAACACGTTGCCAATCGTAGTTGTTTCAAATTCACCATGTCTGCATCGAGCGTAATTGTAAGGCGCATAATTTATTCCCCAACATACGGGTTCTCCTTCGAATTGAACTAAATTCTTGCAATTTGGTTTTTCGTCCCTAGGATAAGCCCATAAATCATTATTGCTGTATTTGCCGCCAATTGTATGTACATATCCTGCTATTTGTACAACAAAATACGGTTTTCCATTAATTACAGTGTCCCAACTCATTTGGCGTATTTTTAGTCTTGAAATATCCGTATCTCTGTCTATTAATTTGATGTTCATCATCTGATATTCTCCTTTTTATACATTCACCATAAACTCTTTCTTGCAGTTGCTACCCTTACATTTATACGGCATCCGATAAATCTTTGTGGTTGGGAAAATCTTTAAGGCTTTCTTTCCACAAAATGGACAAATTACCCATTTTGTACCATTTTCCATTTTAATTTGTGCTGATCCGTCCCATGGCTCGGGTATATTCATATATTCAGAGAAGTCTACTCCCTCTGATTCAAGTGCTGTTTTAATGCTCATTTACCGTTGTCCTTTCTGATCAATGTTAAAATCGTCAAATAATTGTCCCCGATGTAATCTGCTTTCCATATTTTAGAAAGATTTCCCGTTTGGTTGTATATTACGGTCGTATTCCCCGCCAGAAGCAAGCGTCTGTCTGGATAGAACCTAGTCGGGATGTTCATTCGGTGGCATTCTCCCTCGATATTGTATGTGGCGTCAAGAAAATCAATGTCCGAGCCTGAATAAACCAGTAACATATTTCTGTTTCCTCCTAGTGGACTTACGAATCATTGGTTTGCCGTGCATTTTTAAGTAATTATTTTTAATGAATGTACGTGGTATTCCGTATTTTATGCTATCGTGTAAAACGGATGCGTCAATCATAACTGCATTATATTCGGTGTTTTTATGTCGATTCATTATCCCATCCCATTCCAGCTAAAATACATTCTGAAATATACGTTTTGCGTATGTTCTCTAATTCATTAATTGTTTTTGTCATGGCTTCTGCCATTCTATTATCATAGTATGTATTCCTAATTTGTAACTTATTTTCACGCGGATTAACGCTTATCGAATCTTCTAACAACGGATAATTTTCGCCTAAGAACACTGGCATATCTCCAAAGCCATTCATCGAAAGCTCATCAAGTATATTTAGTAATTTGCTAACAGTAATTTGATTATCCATAACATCAACTCACCCCATGAATCTTTCTCATGTTTGCATATCGGTCAATCAGAACGTCAAGTGTTGTATGCAACTGGTTAATTGTAACGCAGTCGTCCTGATGCTGTCTGTGATATTTTGCGATTTCTACAGATTCGTCGTAAAATGGCACATCCGCTTTTTCACACACCTGTCTTTTTAACTCATTGTTATAATCGCACATTTTATCCAATTCAGCCTGAAGCTCGTTGATTTTATTATCCTTGTCTAAAATCTCATGTTGCTTTGCTTCTCTCTCATCAGCCAACCGAAAAAGTTCTTCTTTCAACTGATCTGCTGTCCAACTCTTCAAATCTTCAATTCTCATGGCGTCCTCCCTTAAAGCTTAGTGAATATTTCCATATCGTAGTTATCTCGGATATAATCTGCACATTCAGACAGCTTTTTCTTTAAGAACGGATCGTTTGCGATTTCTGGATGTATGGTCAACATACAGATATCTTTTTTACCGTCTTTCTGAATTTTCTTCCAATTAAATGTCATAACGAACAGTGGAACTGCTTTGAGATTTTTAGTCTTGTATCTTATGTATAAGTTAAAAAGTTTATTAAACATGGAAATCTCCCCTTTCAATTACGCTGTCTTTTCAAATAGATCAAGAATAAATTCCCGTCCCATCTGTGTAATCCGTCTATGGTAGATCACTTTTCCAGAATCCAGAACTTCCTGTTTGATTTCCTCATACCCACAATTACTATACTGTGAAAACATCACCCACGTACCGTTCACCTGATACTGTATCTTTTTCTCTGCCAGAATCCGATTTAGCTGTATTGCTGATTTCAGTCCCAGTTCTTTTGCAATCTCAGTAATGGTATATGTCTTATTTACGTGCATCAGGATAGCATTCTTTCTCTCGGCTTCTACTCTTGCGGCACGTTCTTCTTTCAATTTTGTCAGAAGTTCGATGCCGAAGTCTGGATTATTCAGAATGTTATCAATGACATTGTCCGTGGCATATATGCCATGCTTACGGATGGTTTTCAGAATCTCTTTGACTTCTTTTTTGAACTGTTTGGCAATCGGCTTTCTGGATTGCATCAGAACTTCATAAAGTCCATTTTCGGTAAGAAACCATGTCCCATTCCCGCCGGTTCTATTTTCAAAGTAAACATTATTTACTTTGACTTTCTCATCCTCATCTACAGATTCAATCATTACTGATGGCTTGCTGTGTTCAATCCACTCCGCTACATCTTTTGCTAAGAATAGCGGTTCCTCTGCCGTTCCGTATACTCGAAACTGTTTTCCTAATACTTCCTGCTCATTCAATACTTTCAGTTCGTTCATTTCTCTCTTTCCTCCCTGTGCTTCATCTGGCATTCGATCATCTTTGCTATATTCTCACGTTTCTGTTTTATTCCATGTCCCTGACGGAACAACTCACATTCAAGGATATTACCGCATCTGGAACACTCGTCTTTGATTTCTTTTCCTGCTATTTGCATTATTCGTCCCCACAATAAATTAAAAGGTGTTTGGCAATTTGTCTAAGTTCACTTTTTCCGTATAATCGGATTCCAGTTTTTAATCCGCGATCAATCAACCAATTTGCTACCTTTATAGGGTCTATGGGCGGTTCGTTTTCCAGCTCTTTTATAATAAGACCGCCATTATTAATAAGTTCAGACAAATCACTCATGCTTATTCTCCTCCCAACATTCACAACTATCATCCAGGCATCTAAAGTCTGCACAATGTTCACTGTCGCCATTTCAGCAGACGCCTTCGCATACTGCGTACCATTTACACGTGCAACAACATTTACATCCTTTTGTGTCCATAGCCATCTCCTTAATTAAAAAAATCCAGTGCGCCGACTTGAACGGCATAAATCTCCCAACGAGAAACACTGGAACCGAACGAAGTAAGAGAAAAAAATTCCAATGATTGCAGTTCATTGGAATCGGAAAGGCAGGAATCGAACCTGCGGCACATAGCTTACAATGCCATTGCTCTACCACTGAGCTACATTCCGTACCGCCTATAACGGCCAGTTCTCTGAAAAGAAACTGGGTTGATTCCCACATCACATGCTTTCGGACCGGATGAAAATATCCAGATAAGCATTAACCTTTCCATCGTAAAACACATGAACTAGATGGTTCTTTTAGAATTGCCGACTATCACTTCTCACGGCCCGTGGTCTCATCTCTCTAAAAAGTTTTTTACGCAAACGCCTAGTGAGTTGTACGTTTACGCTCATGCGTAAATCCACCTGAGACATAGACCGCCTGTATACAAACAGCTTAACTCTAAGCGGATTAAAGCGGAACGCCCGGAATCGAACCGGAGACCAGAGCGCGACTCTGTCAGTTTTCCACTAGCGTACATTCCACATAACCCGGAAACCCCGGGTTAGCAATATGTTTATCGTGTTATGCTTTCCACTAGGCTGTTTTCAACCGTGCCAGCCCCACGGAGTTGTTTCGGATTTGGATATTGATGTCTTTGTGTATAGCGACGAAACCTTTTATATGCCTCTTGAAAACTTCCTGTCCTCAACGTGCACCTATTGACGACAATTTAACTCAGAGACTGTGCCGAACGGGGAATTATCTTCATCGAACAGGCTGTGCCGTTACACACCTTTCATGAAAATAATCCACATACACTCATTCAACAGTTTTTTCTGTCCATAAAACGGATAGATAGCATATGGAAGAAATGGAAACTACAGGACTCGAACCTGTGACTTGTCGGTTATGAGCCGACCGTTCTGCCAACTGAACTAAGTTTCCTAAGCAGAGGGTTATTGCAGTTCAAGAGTAACTTCCTCTGCTGTTGCGATTCATGCCCTCACAGTCGCAACAAAGGGTCTAAATGCTGTTCTGCATAAGCAGAGTCCAACCGGGGCGTTTGAAGCCCCTTTAATCATCCCCGTTGGGATAGATGGAACCAATTCGGAGGGGAACTATATCATGGCTAAACAATATAGTCCGACTGGGCTAGCGGGATTCGAACCCGCGAATACAGCAGTCAAAGTGCTGTTCCTTACCGCTTGGAGATAGCCCATTATTTGTCCGGGATTTTACCCGGACTCGTGATAGAGTGATATATTTTATAAAATTTTAGAAAGCATCATGTCTATATTTGTATCGTTAAGTCCGCGCCAGTTACTTTGGGAAATTGTATTTCACTGACGCAGACCTAAGCTACTCTGGATGCCTCGACCTGTCAGATTCAAAGGCTTTCCCTAACCTGAGAACGACAGGCTTCTGCTTTTCTTGTATTTTCACCCGTTCAATCAGTATGGTGAACAGGGGAATTTGTATTGTGAATGCTAACCACATTGGGTTCTCCTCTTATTCTGCAAAAATCCAATCTTCTGCTAACATATCTGCTTGAGATGCAAGCCATCCCATCTGTACGCCAGATGTTCCAACAAAAGCAATGGCTTTGTTTTCGATTGCATCATACTCACAATTTACAATTTCATTATCAGCAGTCTTATATGAAATGCCAGTGGCAAGCTGAATGTACTGTTTCTTTCCATTCCAACCTTTTCTCGCTACTTTAAGTCCACGTTTTAAATATTTGATTGCATCCCCAAAAGAGAATGTTGCTTCACCGCCGAGTACCGGGCAGTTTGTTTCGTCTGCAATAATCCATTCATCAGACTGCATATTCATAGTTGTATATTCCACCATCTGCGTCTCACGAATATCAAGTAATTCTCCTTTTTCACCGTTATCCTGTGGGCGGCACTGAATCATAATTGTTTCTTTTTCTGCATCCCAATACCAATATCCGCCCCATGATGGAAGCTTTACCTTGGTTCCCTGTTTCATAAGTTTGAATGCTTCTGAAAATTTCATTACTTGCGTCCTCCTTTATAATCTAAAAATCACAACTGCATTAACCGCGAAACAAATTTCCATCAATATAAATACTGCCGATGCTATTGGATTGTTTTTCTTTTCGGTTTCGTCCTGTGATATAAGAAATGCTAAAACCAATGTGAAAAATGCAATATCCAACATGACTGCTACGAATTTTGCAAGAATCATTCTTTCTGTTCCTCTCCGATCATAAAATCAAGAATCTTACCGGCAGTTTCTTCTTCTGGCTCGAATGGCAGGCCGCATGTACAGTACTTCTCAATCGCTGTTTTAAGGCTTGCTTTGAAACCATTGTAAACTTCTCCATGTGTAAGAAGTTCGTGCCTTAAAATGGTTACTGCATCGGTTAGTTTCTGTTTTGAAAGGTCAATCTTCACATCTCCATTCAGACCTTCATACGTCGTCGCGTTGTCCAAAAGAACTTCGACTTTATTTGCTTTAAATATCACGTATTCTTGAATTTTTTCCGGGTCTGGTTTTTCTCTTGTGAAAATTGCTGTTTTATCTATTACATATGCGTAATATACTGGGTCAATACTGTTCATTCTTCAAGTCCTCCATTTCCTTTACGCTGATTCCGACTATCCCTGCGCTATCTTTGCTGTCTGTAGCTTTGAAGTGTGCTTTAGGATGCTGCGGGTACATAAACTCGAACATGAGGTAATTTGCTGCATCCACGAGATATTCTGTGTTTCCGGTGGAATTATATTTCTCAATACACCGTTCCATAGACGGGAGTGCCTGCACGTTCCCGGTTTTAAAATTCTTCCTGGCAGGACCGTATTTATGATAGCTTACCTCGACTCGATTCTTACGAAGTTCATCAAAGCGTTCACTGTATTCTTTTGACATATAAAAACCTCTTTTTTATTTTTTTGAGAAAAATTGAGTCGGCGTTTTGCCTATCTCCTTCGGAAATATTGTTCCAATGCTTCTCTGGTGATCTGCGATACGCTTTTGCCGGTTCGGTTCTTTTCGGCTACGAGCTTTTGTTCTAGCTGTCCTGTGAGCCGGATTCGGATTGATTCACCTTGAGAGTTATTCTTTTTCATAGGCAGTGTCCATCTTTACTGAAAGAATTGGTTTGTCACCAGTTTTTGCAAGAAGCGTAATACCTTCGCCCTCTTTCCGAGATGATGTAGCTATCTGAATATTGGAAACACCAGTTTCGCTACAAATACTCAGTAACTGCCTGGCAATGTCCATTAGTCCAGACCGAAGATATCCATCATTGTTTACTATTTTTTCCATCTTGTACCTGCCTTTCTGATATCGCCTTATTTATTTGGCAGAGAAACGGTTAAGGCTTACCGCTTGTCGTGTTGCAATCACTATCTCTGCCGTGGGGAACTCTTTTTTTGTTTTTTTGGAATTTTTAAGCCTTGCTGTTAGAAGAGGCTTTTTTAATTTTTCGGGAACTCGGGGTACTCACTCGGCGTGTGTTGGGACTTATATACCCCCCCCTCCCCGGTATCCATGCCGGACGCTACCAGGGAAGCCCGCCGCCCCATGGGTTCCCGCTTCCCTGGTTTAGCGCTGACCTTTAATGGCCTGCGGCAGTGGTCAAGGAAGAAATATATAGCAGATAATTGTCGGAATATTACATCTATAAGAAAAACAACAGTTTTTTATATAGATTAATGTACATATTACACAATTTGAAGACTTATGTTTGTATACATTGCACAGTTTCTACTAATTTGCCTTGTTTTCGTGCCGTTTGTCCGTGAGTCCTGCACATTTTCGGGCTCTTGATACGTCCTATCTTGCCTCACTCTCCTGTCAGCAAACCACCAAACTCTTCTTTGATCTGTTCCAGGCTCTCCCGTGGTTTATCCTGCCGCTGGTTTGCCTGTACTGGTGCCGTCTCTGCCATGCCGTCAACAGCTTTACAAAGGAATATGCCACCAACGTTCCCGGAAGCTGCGCTTTTATATCGTCCGAGTGCGCATTCATCTTGCCATTTTTTAATCGTGTCGGAGCGTGAGAGGTTTAGCTTTTCACAATAGTCATCAGCTCTGCACTCTCCTTTCGCCCATGAATAAATTGTGTCTCTGTGAATGCCAATCAATAATGCGTATTCTTCTATCGTAGGCTTTTGATTATATTTATATACTAACTCTGTATAAGCTTCCCATATCTCATTAAGTACTGTTATGCTCTCAAGTATATCTCTGTTAAATCCAACATGTTTATTTATATACTTAATCATACCTGTAAATTGATTACTATTTGGCTTATGTATTTCTTCTTGGTCATACAGTGAATCAGCATATTCATCAGCATAATAATTAATCGTACTAGTGTATACTTCTATTCCCTGTTCTGTTACTATTGTATTACTCTTTTTCACTGTATCACCTCCAAAAATTGAAATAAAAAAAGACGACAAAAACACGTTCGCAGATACAATCTGGGACCTTTCTAAATCCCTTTCTTCTTTCCGATCTGCTCGGTTTTAATCGTCTTAAATAGTCTTATTATTCTTATTGCCTTTCGGCTTATTTAGTTGTTAATCCTGTTTTATCATACTTTTATATCACTGTCAACAGTCTATTTGATTTTATTTTTACTGTTACTGTTACATTACTCTTATTAACTATATATGTCTATACGGTACTGTATAGCATGTATATTAATAAACTCTAGATCTCTAGAATCTAGGACGGGATTATAAAACCAGTTATTATATACTTATACGTTATGTAATACCGTCATTTTCCGGCTATTAAACACAAAAAGCCAGACCTTCCGGTATTTTATCCGGCGTGATCTGGCTGATTAATCAATATTTTTTTCGCGCTCTGGCTTGCAGCTCTCGTCCTGAGTTCCTTCGCCTGTCGTTATTTTTATTTTATCCACATCGGTTTTAAAAATCAAGTCCCAAAATAAAAAAATTTTTGCTTGACAACTTCGACAGTTTTATGATAAATGTATTTTAACAACTTCGGCGGCGGGGTTGTTCCCCTCACTCATTACGCCGCCAGAATAAGACAGTAAAAGCCCCCGGGATTATCTCTCAGGGGCTTATTTTGTGTCTTTCCAAAATGGAAATATTAAAATTTGCACTTATTCAGTACTATTTCAAATTTACATTCAATTACCTCAGTAATTGTTGTCTAAATAATACTATAAATCAGATGAAAAAACAAGGATTGTTTAAATTATCACAATCTGTAATTACTTTTATTCCTCGATCTAAATATTTTACTCGAACATCATTAAATCTTCGCTTTCTCTTGCTGATCGTATAATCTTTATGAACTGTGTAAACAGTTCCGGGTGTTTCTGCCGTAGCCGGTGCATAAGCGCACATATCGAGCGTCGTTTCCTGCGCTGGCAAAATATCAACAATCCGCACATCGTCAATTCTTATCAAGTCCTCATGTCGTCCCAGACTTGGAAATGTCCGCGGGTTCAGAATCTTTCTGTAGATCACTTCGACTTCTTTCTGACTTTCCGGCATAACATGCAATCTCAGGTCCAGATCAGACACCATGTTTTCATAAATTGGCGTATTGACCCAGCCTACAAACGAATCCCCAGATTTTACCCTGACCGGAAAACGCTGCTTAAACTCCTCTGTCTCTGATCCTGCGACAGCTCCGCCACGCCACCTCATGCAAATTTCCGGCTTGTTCATGACTCCGTTGCCGGATACAGATATCTTCATATCATGCCAGCTATCCCACTGGCAAAGAAAATGGACCATCCCAGCAACTGTAGAAAAAGGCGGAAGCGGGTATATTTCGCCCCGCTTGCCATTCCATCCCGGCATTGAAAACCGGGCGGCGTCCATATGTCCTTGTATCATTACTGATCTCACTTTTCGCTCCTTGTTTTTGACTTGTTTAATTTTTTCCATCTTTCCGGGTATGCTTCGCGGAACCAGTCGAGGAAATTTCCGAATAGCGCTTTCTCTGCTTCTTTGCGTGCCGCCGCGGCGTCCTCAATGTCGTTAAATCTGCCGAGACGATAATTTTTCCCTTGAAATTCTATTTGCGCAACCCACTTTTCTCTTGCTCTATCCCAATAAACACCTTTGACCCCAGACGTATTGTTTTTTAACATTTTTCTTGGCATTATAGATAATACCGAAGTATTTTTCTCAAACCCCTCTTTTACTGTATTTTGAGCTTTTATAATATTTTCTTCCCAGCTCCTAAGTCTAGCACATCCGCATGATTGAATCTTGTAAAAACGCCCCGCAGGAACTTTAAATTCCTTCCCACAAGGGCATTGGCATAACCAATCTGAACCCTCTTTGCCAGCTCCCAGATATTTAATTGCCTTGCATCCGTATTTGTTAACTTTCCCGGCCAAATCTGCCGGTTTTAAATAGTTTTGTTCCCTGTTTACGCATCCGCACGACACATTTTTCCCGGACGCTATAGCATCATAGCGCATAGTGCATGTGTTTCCACATTTACAGCGACACACAACATATAAACGCCTATTTTTCCTATATGCGTTTATAACTTTTAATTGTCCGTGCACCTCGCCGTTAAATTCGTCCGTAAAAACAGGCGTATTTCTACAGGCTTCCGAGCAGTACTTAGCGGCGGCACTTCCGCCGCTAAACTCCTTGCCGCAGACAGAACATATTCTTTTAATCATTCTGATCCAGTTCCCTCTCTTGTACAAATCCGCACAGGATGCCATTGTACAGGTCTTCCGGTATTTCTTCCTCCATCAACGGCTGCCTTTCCTCGAGTTCGGCGTCAAGACTTGCGTCTATGTCTGCAAGTGCCTGTTCTCTGTCAAATCCCATTTTTACAGCTTTGTTTAATAAATCAATTGTTTTCTTCATCTTCTTTTCCTCCATTTTCTTAAATTTCTTCGGTGTAGGAAATTCTAAGAGTATTGTCCTCAACTTCCCAGAAATAATTTTTACTGTCATATTTTTCGAGGTTTCTAAACTCCTCGATTTCTCCACTTGTCAGTGTCATTTCTACGGTCACCGGTTCGGTTCCCATCTTCCCGGTTTTCATTGCTTCTTTCTCAATTGCTCGATCAATTTTTCTTTCTAGCATCTTTTTTCCTCCTCCTTATGCCCGAGCATATGAAATAAAATTCTGCTCGGCGGTTTCGTCAACGAGTTCCGCCGGGATTCTCACCCAGTTCTCACCCAGAGAACTTATAAAATTCTCTTTCTGGGCTTCTGTGCCGCACAGCCAAGCTGCTGTGACTTTGGAACATCCGAAGTTTTCGGAATTGTTCCGCGCCACCTGTTTTAATTCAAATTCTTTCATTTTTCTCCTCCTAGTTAATCCCGGTAACTTTAACACGGGTTTGTAAAATATCTTCCGCAGCTTCCAGAATCTCGAAATCAACAATGTACTCCTCACCGTTCTGGTATACGGCGATTGCTCCGGACTCCAAAAGTTCCTCGCCGTCCCCGTTTCCATCCCAGAGCTGACCGAAGAAATATTCTTTACCAGCTTCAATTGTGTCCTCGGAACAGAGGACATATGACAATGTGTTTAATTTCATGTTTATTTTCTCCTTGACTTTTCCCCTGCGCTGACATATAATTTCGATATCAGCAATTTTTATTGTTGTTTCCCGGTGTTCCATGATTTCACTGGGAGTCGTCCCGATCAACGGCGAGACGTTGAGTTGAAATATGTTAAAATAAGATTGTAAGGTCTTATCAAGCGGGGCGTAACTGTTTTAGTTACGCCTTTTCGTTGCCATTCAGGTAATTGATATACCCTTGTCGAGCAGCTCCCTGCATACACTCTTCGGGAGTTTCTTCCCGGATTTCTCCAGAGTTTTCAAAATATGCTTTTCACTGTTCAAAATCGCTTCTTTTATCATTCTGTATTCTTCCAGAAGCATTTTATTTCTCAACTCGTCAAAACTTGTGCAATCAGAACCATCAATTATTTTGACGATTTCAAAACGAAAATCACATCCTTTTATAGCATCTTCCAGTATGTCTTTGTTGCTATGATATTTTCGTAAAATACCATTCTTGTGTAGCCTAGCTCTTGCTAAAAGTTCAGATGAAGAACCAATATATTTCTTTCCGCTTTGTTGATTTGTGATTGTGTATATCCCTATGCCGTCTTTGACTGGAACGTTAAACAAATTGCTCATTCCTGTAACCACTTCCTTTCTATGGTTACAGTATATCATTTATTAAACTATGCGTCAAGTATTTTATTAAACTATTCTACTAATTTTTCATTCTTTCCAATTCTTTCTGTATACACTCCAGAACGAATGCAGACATCTTGACGCCTTTTAGATCGGCTGCTCTTTTTACGTCTTCCTTGGTTCCTTTTGGTGCCATTACTGTTATACGGTCGTACTTGTCTTTTTGATATTGTGCAATATATGAAAGTTCCTTTTCTTTCTCTTTAAATGCCATTCATTAATCCTCCTGTTATTGTTTGCTTTGATTATATCATTTATTAAACTATGCGTCAATTGGCTATGGGTTTTTATTTCGATATTTTTTATTTCCTATTATATGTGCAGAAAAAACACTATTTTAAAAATAATATATTTTATTAAACTATGCCATTGACACCATTATTAAACTATGCTAATATATAACCATCAACAGAGAACAAACAACCCGGACACAAAGCCGGAGGAAAGAGAGGAAAATGGATATGAATAAAATCAGAAGAAAGAGATTGGCTGATGCGCTTGAACTAATCGCGCAGGCCAAAGACATCCTGGACGAAGTAAAAGACGAAGAACAGGAAGCGTTTGACAATCTTCCAGAAAATTTCCAGTACGGTGAACGCGGCGAACAGATGGAAGAATATATTTCAGATATCGAAGAAGCATTTGATAACTTAGAAGAAGCTGAAGGACTTATTTCAGAAATTTAAGAAAAGAGGTAATAGACATGACAAAGAAACAATATAAACGATACGTAATGAAGGCGCTTAGGGCATTTAAAGTGAAATATGTACCTGATAAAAAAATGATGACCGATAGAATTAGTGTTCCAAAGTGGGGAACCGTTATTCTAATAGGGCCTCATAAGGGCGAAGTATTAAGAAACTATGAACAGGCATGGAACACCATAGATGCGGTAATAAACGGATAGCCGAAACGGTCAGAAATGGCCGTCCACCGGGACCGCCCTCCCGGTGCTGATGATGGCAGGGCAGAAAGGAAACGAAATGAAGTTTGGAAATACATATACAGATTTCTACGGAAACGAAACTGAATTAACCGCAGACGAATTGCATTGGTTTTTCTCCGTAGTTTCTAAGTTTCACAAACTCCCAGAAACTGATGGGCTGGAAATCACAAACCGAGATCACGAAAAAATGTCCCGAAGAAATAGAGACGCCTTAGGACTCTTTTATACCAGTGACTCTGAAAGCCCGAAAGCTGATTGTTTTATAACAATTGACAATTATTTCATTCATGAAAAATATGAGTCTATTTTTAACGGTGGGTTCGACATCGAGCCCGAAACATTAGAGAGTGTAATTTCTCACGAAATAGCTCACAGATACAAGTTCAGACACTGCAAAGCACATTCGAGAATTACAAGAGAAATTCTTGAAAAATATAATTCATTATAGAAAAGAGAGGAAATCAAAATGAAGAACAATTATTTAAACAATCTTAACTGGGTAGTATTTAACATGGTAGACCGTTCCACACAGGACGACCGCAAAAGCAAAATAAACGTTTCCGGTGCATTCGCAAGCCCGGTAACCGCCGAGGACTTCATGCACCAGCTCCCGAACCCGTCAGCCAAGCGTTACTGTCTGAGGGTTGACGATCTGGAACGGTTTGAGGAGTTTTATAACTTCATTCAGGATATAAATGAAAAATATGGAGATTACGCAATATTCCATATTCAGAACGGTGGATTTTCGGTTGATGAAGAAAACCGTTTCCGTTCTCTTCTCGGCATCTGGACAGATACAAAAATTAAATAATTCCCTCCGGCGGCGGTCAAGCCGTAGCCCCAACGCAACCGCCGGATTTCAAAAAAAATAAGAAAAAGAGAGGTAAATAATATGGCATACGCAACAGTAAAAATCGAGGGAAACAAAATCATTTCTACATCTTTGTGGAATACACATACTTTTGAAATTGTGAAGAAAATCCCGGGTAACTACTTTGTTTGGAATATTGGCGAAAACATGGGGACGGATTTTTATATTCCTATTTGCCAGATGCTCCGCCCAGGAGACAAAGAAGATTTTTCCATTAATCCCGATACATTGAAAGCTGTTCCGGTTACTTCTGAAGAATGCAAGGCACTTCAAAAAGCCGCATCTTACGGTGTAAACAGTTTGAAAACTGCTGAAAAAGCGCTGAGAAGTAAAAGACATGGTTATATGTCAGACAAGAAAAGAGGGCTTGCAACTCTTACAATTGATATTTTCAAAAGACTTACGGAAAATTAGGCCGGCAAGCGTACCGGGGAGCATTTCCCCGGCGGCCTTTTAAAATAAAATCAGGAGGATTAAAAACATGAAAAAATTAACATTAGTAGAATACGGATGCACGGGAACAGGCTACAGAAACGGCTCAGACGTGCCGAATTGCAGAGTTCGTGCAGAATTTGACACGCTGGACGGTCTGCGCGTTGTTGCAGATTTTGGCGGCTACCAGAGACACGACGCAAATAAAAAAGGGTACCCAGTGGTACAGCCTAACGCATTACATGTCGATGGCACATATTACGGCGCTGAGGGCTGTGGGTGCTCTTATGAATATAGGCTTGCGCAAACAGGATTTGACTTTACCCGCTTCGATTTTACAAAAGCCGGGATCTTGGCATTTATAAACGAGGTGACCGGGAAAAACTATACGGAAATCGAGTTTGCAAAAATGCAAAAAACGAAAGCAACTAAATTATTAGTGTGAGTATAAAGAAGAACAAGTTTATAATTTTGTGTTTTTCATAAAAAGCATAGAGGAGTGATATTATGTCGAAAGCTAAAAGAAAAAAATTAGAACAGGCTGCAATTGAGGTTGTAGCCGGGTCGATGGAATATATTGGAGAATATGACCAAATCTGTAAAGAAGCTGCAAGCCTTACAGATTCGGAACTATTGAATTTTTTAGAAAAATATTCTGATTTAGAGCAGTAAAGCGCTGCTCTTTTTCTGGTGTCCTGCATCCGCTCCGGGCGGCGGTGGTTCGCGACCTGTGCCGGGACTTCGCCGGGGATTGTTCTCCGGTTTGATGCACATTGGCAATTACATATAGTTGTATTAGCTCCTATTTGACGTTTTAACGGCTTTTAGCGCGATTCCGGTAATTTTATCACAAGTATATAAAACCGCATTAAATCTTCAAATATCGAGTTAATAACAGGGATTGACGGCAGAGCACAACGGGGTTATTATTATTTTGTATAGTTGCGCGGACGCTTTGCCCGGTCTGGTCTTTATACTTCCAGACTGTGCGAAGCTATGCGGACTTTGTTGATGATCGTTCCGGCGGTCTTATTTCTGTACGCTTTTAGACGTTTTTGTTTGGGCGACTGTACCTTAAATACTTCTATAACGCCGTATTTGGCTTTTTAAGCGTGTTTTATGTGTTCCCTGTATATTTTACCGTAGTTGCATGAAAACGCTTTTAAACGTGTTTTATAGTGTTCTATTAGAATTGGTTTTGGTTCTGGCTGTGTCTGGTACTGGTTCGGTACTTCCACAGCTGTTCCCGGTCCGCTCCCGGGTTATCCCCGGCGAGCTGTGTTGTTTGGCTCTGGTTTTGCCAGATCATGCCGGGCGGTGCGGTTTCGTGGGCTTCCGGTGGCGGTCTGTTCCTGATCGACCGGATGTTTCCGGGACCGTCCCGGGAGGGACAAAGGCCCCAAGAAAATGTACGACAAATTAGAAACAGAATCAAAACCGGGACGGTTTGAACTGGGAAAATCTGAAAAAAATCGAAGAAATCTGAGACTAATTCAGACCTGCGACTTTTTTATTTTGTGCATTTTGTATACAAATTCCTATAACGTGCCTCGGCGTGATGTAAATTTTTATTTCATTACATTCAATTCGTCTTTTCTGGTAGTATTCTTTCTTCTTGTAATATCAGAAATTTTACTCCTACGCCTTTTCTGCCGGCTCGTTTCCTTACTCCTGCGCTTCGCTGATTCCCTGCTGATAGTTCCCATGCCTACTCCTTTCTGAACATCTCCTTCATGTTCTGGCTTCGTGAATTGAGGTTTATAATTGGCACATCCACATTAAGCTCATCCGGCACGATACCTACGATCACAACCTTTGCCGGCTCTATCGCATCCAACATTTCCTTAAAATTCTCGCAAAACTCCATTCTGGCAGACTTTGACCGCACTCTGCCATTGGTACAACATGATACAGTGCTTCTGTGCGGCGTTCCATCAAATATCCACGGCATTTCCTTCGGACTGATAATATTTAAACGCCCATAATCGCCCAATAATAGCCTAAAGCATGGTTTCTGTACAGGTTGTAGATGTTCAACGCGCTTGGCATCCCGGAAGCAATTGTGAAATCTGGGCTGCAAACTGAATTGAAACATTTTAAGTGCTCAATTGTACTGGTCAGGCTGATTCCATACCTGTAGAAAGCTTTTGTCGTCAATGTAAAAATTTACGGTCAGGTCCTTGTGACCTTTCAATGATCTGGATTTTGAAGACGCAAAGTCAATTGACTTGCCTGCTGAGAAATCTACTTTCGGCAGTATTGGTATCTGAAATTGTCCATCAAGTTCTGCACCGGTTATCAGATATTCTTTCATTACATCATATGCGGTATGTACCACAACACCACCTCCATACAACCATATTAACATAATTTGGGAAACAAAAAAAGACCGCATTTCTGCCGTCTACGATGGTTTTTCCTGTGTCTCACACACAAGTTTTCCTCCTATGGTTTTAATTCGAATATTTGTTCTTGTTCCTTACCTGTTCCCTAGCCTGTTCCCTCGAACTTTTAAACACCTCTAAAAAGCACAAAAAACCTTGATTTTACAAGGTTTTCGTTAGCAGCCAGTACGGGAATCGAACGTATCTTTAAACTGCTATTTTTCCTATAAAACCAATGCTTCTAACTTTTTGCAGGGTGTTCCTTTTTGTTCCCTGGCTGTTCCCTCTCAAAAAAAAGCTATCTTGATACTACCATAAATTCATCTATGCTGTCCATGATTTTTTGTTTCTTCTTGAGATCCTTTCGGTCTCTGTGGTAGTAGTTCTCGGAACACGAAATATTTGTGTGGCCCATCTGTGATGTGACCATCTGATTATCTATGCTGTGATCGAGTAATATCGTGCAATATGTTTTTCGTATTTTATGCGGTGATTTTTGAATACAGCCAGTTTTCTTGCACACTGTTCTTAACCGGTTCCTGAACGAATAAGTATTTAATCGCTTTCCATCTTTGGAAAATATATATTCGCAGAATGTCGACATATTTCTAAGCTTCTGTAATATCCATATACACCCCTGAGGAACCACTACATTTCTTACGCCTGCTTCTGTTTTCGGAAAGTCTTTGACTTCAAAAATGCCTTTATGGTTTTCAAAATGCCTTACTTCCGTTCTTCTGACTTTAATCGTACTGATATGTGGTAGCCAGTCATTCCATTTCAAAGCGCATAGCTCCCCAACTCTCAGCCCGGTTACGAACATAAGCATAATGCCAAGATTTACTATGTCCTGATTGTCTTTCAAGTAGTCAATCATCCTGTCCATTTCAGCGTCGTTGAATACTTCTTCCGAATCTTCTTTGATATTTCTTTTGAAAGATTTATCGGTGACATCCAAGTCATAGAATAATTCCTGCACGTTCCAATCAATCAGCTTGTTGCGCTTTGCCCATTTTAGGGTGCCTCTGGTAATTGTCTTGAGATTACAGAATGCCTTTGCGGTTAGATTGTGTTCACTGATCTGCTCTTCCAGGAAATTGCTGATATCCTCTGACTCAATGTTTTTAATTCTGCGTTCTCTCATGGTCCCAAAAAAACGATTAAAGTCCTGCTGATATCTCTGATAAGTTTGTATTGAAATCTTATTCAAATCAACCTTGCGCTGCGCCCATTCCTCGAACACACTCCTAATTTTGGGGTTCTCTGCTTTCTCACGGTGCGTCTTTACGATCAAGTCCTCTAAATCCTGTTTAGACCGACGTTTGAACATCTTTCGCTGTCCGGTTTCGTCATAAGTCATACGGATTTTCCAATATCCGTCAGATGCCTTCCATATGCTGTCCCTGTATTCTTTTAAAATTTCTTCCCTTTTATTCATTTCAACTTGCTCTTGTATGTGAGACAAATTGATGATACCATTCTCAATTGCATATTTCAAGTCGTCATTATTCATAAAAAATAAGGAGGAACCGGGATATCCTTTCGCTGGCCAGCGGCTCCTCGTTCCTCCTTTCTTTCACACATAATCAAAAATATTCATCTGTCCTTCCGGCATATCATCTTCGAGATTGAAGAATTTGCAAGCAATAAAATTTCCATGCCAGTCCCGATCGCCGCCGTACATCAGACATTTTCCTCTCTTTCCGTCCCTATAAAATCTGCACTCAGAACAATTGTGCTGATACGCAGTTCCGCCGGAACGTTTATACATTTCACTTATTGTTCTCATTTCTTTTCCTTTCAAAGGCTTAAATTCTCAAAGCTGCTCTTCTTTTTGTTCCTGTTCTTCTTTTAAAAATCCTTTTCATTACACATTCCGTCGGTAGGCATCCTCTCATGTGATCATTGATAAGGATGTAATCACAAGTTCCATATGATAACCCTCCAGAATTATTCTTTGAAAAATAATCACAATGCTTACATTGCTTTTCTTTTAAATTCTGAATTTCTCTGAAAGACATTTCGCCCCATGGTTTAACAGCTATTTTCATTCTCTTTACCTCGCATTCCTTGTACCATCTTCATTTTCAAATGTTGTGCTATATGTTTTCTGACAGATTCCTCTGGAAATGGGATTTCAAGTGATCGCTCCAGAATCCTGTTTGTGATTCTCTCGTCATATTTCAGTTCTGATATCTGGCAGTTGCTCGTGAATATAGTGATTTTCCTGTCGACATACCGCCCGTTGATAATGCTATAGAATCTTTCGTTAATCCACTCCTTACCAGAATCAGCGCCGAAGTCGTCAATGATAAGGATTTCTGTTCTGGACAAATCCTCTATCAACTTTCCTTCCGTATTCCCTTTGTCTCCCCATGTATTCTTGATCTCATCAAGAATCCTGAGGGATGTGGTGAACTTTACTGGCTTCTGGTATTTCTTCATAATTTCATTCGCCAAGCTGCATACTGTTTTGGTTTTGCCAGAACCTTTTGCGTTTGAGAAAAGGTATAGCCCTATTCCTTTCTTCTGCATATCAGGAAGATTTTTAAACCAGTAATTTACCGCCTGAGCCGCCTGAGAAAATACTTTTCGGCTCTCGGCGTTCAAATATACACTTGACTTCAAATCATTGAAATTTGAGCCTTTAAACACGTTTGGAAGCTCTGCAAATTTCAATTGATTTTCAAGGATTATTCTTTTTCTGATTCCGCAAGGGCATTCCTCGCAATAGGGAATACCACTTGCATCTCTTACCCATCTCCACCCGCTGTCCCCGCATTCAGGGCATTCAAGCGAACGGGGTGTCTGATTCTTCTCCATTCCATTCTCCAAGTGGGATGATTGGTTCGACATTTCTTTGAGTTGCGTCAGCTCCATTTCGCATATCCTCCCTGTTGTGGTATTTGTTTTCGAGTATCTTTAAGAAGTTGTTTGGTTTCACAAACCATTCAAAATTTATCATAAAATCAGTTTTCTTCCCCATAAGGAAGTCACTGTTTTTTACGTTCCTCAGAGCTTCCATTACCTTATCCATGCCATATTCTCGGATTCTTGCTTTCAGCATTTGCGTTCGCCTTGCTGTCATTCTTGCGATTGGCTGAATCCCGAACTGCTGAAGCTTGTTCCATTCATCAACAACTTTCTGAACATCTCCGGGCTTGACTAAATCTTTTTCGCAAGAAATCTGCTCTGGAATCTTCGGCGTACGTTCTTCCTCTGATAATTCTTTCTGGCGTTTTCTGTGCTCGGCAACCCGTTTTCTTGTCTGCTCTCTGATTCTTTCAAGCCCGTCAATATTCTGATGCTCTTCCCATCCGGGAATTGAAAGCAATGTTCCATCTCTGGTTATCATGCCGAATTTTTCAAGAATTGTAAGTGCAAGTTCGATCACACTCTCATCAAAGTCCAGCTCGTCAGCCAGCATTTTATTTGTATATGGAATATTCTCTGTCAAAAAAATAATCCCGTTTGAATTACAACGCCCTGCCATCGTCAGGAGCATCATCCAGATTAGAACGATGTTGTTCCCCTCTGGAAGTTTTCTGATATGCCGGATTTTTTTGTTATCGAACATATCTATTTCTAATCGAATCCAACTCACCTTTGTCATTTAGCCACCTTCCCGTCTGGTAAGGACATTTCCACCCTTACCACATTGATTTTCGGATGAATTTCTCCATTAAGAGTCCATCCAATTTTTTGTGTGATTTTCACAGGTATCATCTTCCTCTATCAGGATACCTTTGCGGTCACACAGTCCGTTGTCGTTTTCAATACAAGTTTTGCATGTTTTATCTGCCATAATTCCTGCCTTTTTTAGAATAAATAAACTAAAAGTGTCACATAATGTATAATTTGGTCTGCCATGTAACTTATCTTGTTGTATCGTGCCTTTAAAGGGTCAATTACTATATGCATAGCCATTACAAAAGCAAGTTTCCATGAGCACCCGAACACTATGTAAAAAGGAACTGAATAAAGAAGGCAATGAACCAGTAAGTGATACCAGTTTTCTCCTTTAGTTTTTGCGATAAAATCGTTTTGAAGAACATAATCTCCGATCAAGTGGCATATTATCAGTTTGTATATTATTTCTATCATTTTTCCTCACTCCAATCTAATTTCTGTCCACACCTGTTACAATAATTATTCATGCCAACATACGCATGATGCACCATGCTAGAACGAAACATATCTTCTGGACTATCGCTGTTACACCCAGAATCTACATCAATATCCGAAAACTCAATAATATGCAGTCCGCATGACGGGCATATGCAGGCGTACAGGTTTACATCACGATGAAAGTCATATCCAACATCTTCGTACAAAACTTTCATTGGAATCTGCTTTTTTAATGCCTTAACTGCAACCATTCTAACTTCATGCGTACATTTACCACCATAAGCCGTGCTATCATAGCTTAATTCTTTTAATGCTTCTTCTGGTTTCATATTAATCCTCCACTCCAAACATTTTTCTCAAATTATGTTGATAACCTTTTGCCATCTTTTCGAGGTTTTTATAACATGGCCTCAGTGTGCATTTTTCTTTATATCCATCGCATTTAGTACCGAATAAGATATAGTTTCTACATATTCCATCTTGGCTAGCGCAACATTTATTCATTTTTCATCACATCCAATTTCTTCTCTGCTGCATGTTAGTTCTCCTCTTCATCATCAATCTCAACAATTTTTAAGTCTGCAAAATCGCAACACATCGCAAACCCATCAATCATTTTCTTTTTAACACCAAACACTTCCATAATGTAAGAATTATCCTCCATGATTTTTATTACATCTGATTTTTTGACATATTCAGCCATTCTTCATCTCCTCCAGTTTCTTTACCGTTTTCCTGTAATCTCTGTTTGCAGACCGAAACATCATCAGAAGTATTTCAGATACAGGCCTCGCTCTGTTGGCTCGTTTGGCTTTCTTGGCACATATAAGTTCGTTTCCTTCTGGGACATATATTCCTACATGATACGGGATTTTCAAAGATACTGTTGCAGCTAATTCCCCTGGCATAACCAAATAATTGTAATCTCCAATGAAATTCAATCCATGGCCAGATTTGAAATCTTCAATAGATGACTTGATTTCATAGCAATAGCAATCACCTTTTTCTATCCCGGAAACACTATTGTTCACTGGAACAAATTTCATATAGTCCACTCTAACTGCATAGTTTGTAGAATAATCAAACGTCACCTCTTTTGCCCAGTAGATACGAGGATCGTTGTTCGGATTGATTTTCTTTTCAATCATGGTTGATAATTCTGCCGTAATCTCAGGCCTTGTCATTCTTCATCTCCTCCAACTTCTTCACAGCTTCTTCACGGGTGAGGAATACGGTTTTGTCAAGTTCATTATAATAATTGCAAAATAGCATAAATTGCAGATTGTTTTCTACGATATAAAATTTCTTTTCAGAATCACAATCGCAGTTACAATTATAATTCTCACAATCAATAACTGTTTCTCCAAATTTACTACATTCCGTATATTCATAAGTTATTCGATATACTTTTTTAAATAAATCATCTGGCAATTTCACAAGCAAACCCTGTTCTTCTAAGTCTTTATAAGATTTCAGTTCTTCTAGCAGCTCTGCAACATCTTTCAACCAATACAATCCTCCATCTTCAAAACAACATTCATAAGTATCTTGATAATACGGGCATCCAACCGCTTCCTTGTCGCTAATAGGATCTCTTAAATCCTTGCCAGTTCCACAGACAATGCGTTTATACTCATCATCCATATGTATGAAGTTTTCGTGGTCTGCATAGCAACCACCTCCTGTATCTTGACTGGCAACACATCTAAGTGCTTTTATCGTATCGTCAAGTGTTAATCTCTCCATCTACTTCACCTCTTTCATCTGACTTTCTACAGTATCTGCAAGTAACTTCAACGATTCAATGAATGTATCCGTCAATGTTGTTCTGTCTGGGTATTTAGCGAACGTTCTGACAAGTTTTACTGCATCCTTGATTTTTTCTTCATCTTCGACGATTTCGGATGCTTCATACACTGTCTTTTCAACATAGTTGTAAGTAACAATCTTACTGTCGTAAAAATTCAATATGTTTGGAAACGGAATTACGATAGGGTTTAAATGGTTTTCTCTCGCCCATGTGAATCCCTGAAGCTTTGCCATTTTCAGAACACTCAAATATTCTTCCTGTGTCTTTACAAACACGATTTTTCCAGTTAAAATAATCATTTCTCCACCTCTTATCGCTTACTTTTTATCGCTTGTTTTCATCGCTTGTTTCTGTAATTTCTCTCAAGCAGGCATTCCAACCGTCGGCAAATAAGTTTTTCTGCACTTCGTAATTGCTCACGGGTGCAGTTGTACTTTTCTTCTCTGGTAACAGCTTCAACGGACACCAATCAGGTCTTGATTTACTTTCACAATCATAATGTTCTTCTGTCATCAGAATTACATCATAATCTAAGCAATCAGCCAATTCACACAAACCCTCATATTCAAGCTCGCCGCAGTATGCAGTTCCGAACGGGCAATCATAACAGTTTCTGGGCGTATCAACCGCTAATACTGATTTACTCATATAGTACCTCCTGCAATCTCATCAATACACTGGTTTCAGCCCTCCACAAAGCTAGCATCAGACGTATTAGCTGGATAGTCTCCATTATCTTTTTCTGGCAAATCTATAAGTGGACACCAATCGGGTTTAGATTGACAATATCCGTATATACAGTCAATTAGTTTCATGTCATTTTCACTATCGCCATTTGTTACATAGCAATATGCATATTTTTTACTTCCTATACCGTATTCTTGACAAAATATACAATCTACACAAGTTTCTGGTGTATCAATTACAAATACCGATTTACTCACTCACTTCACCTCCTCTCAGCATTAGACTCAGGCTGTTATATCCCGGACAAGTCCTGACCCCGTTTCTGGTATCTCTTAACAGCGCACAGTACGGATATAATGCCATGACCTCATAGACGTGTTCTGTGGTGTCTTCACCGTGCTGGTCGATGTATTTGAAGCACTTTCCCGGTCTAAGAAAGTATCTTGCGCATACATATGCTTTTGTTCCGAATCTTACACTTGCGCTACTCATTTGTGTTCCTCCTGTAACAATTCTGGATTGTCGAAAATGTTTCCAACCACTTCGAAATGTTCCAGATCAAACTTATCAATATATTCTCTATCTATGCTACCAGTTTCGTGTCCTACCCATCCGGCAACGCCCCATTCAATGGTTTCATATGTCACATCCTCTGGATAGGATTCGTCCAAGTGTGCCATCAGAATGTCATTTTCCCAAATTTTCTTCCCGTTCTTGTCGCAAAGTCCCGTGAACTGGCAGAGGTTTTCTGGATTAATTTCCGTGTATTCCCATACTGTATGACTATCTACAGGGAAGATTAAATGTTCTTCGTTTCCTAAAAAGTTATGTCTTTTCTGATAATATCCCTCAACCCATCCATCGTCTCCAATCCGCTTTGCCTTAAAAAGAATTTCTCTCATTCAACCCACCACCTTTCACAATCTGCATAACTGTCTGATATAGCGCGGAATTTCTTCCGACCAGCTTTGTTATGTATGTGTCCAACTGCTCCACAACTGCTTCCACATCATAGGCGGTCGGCTGCGCGTCAATCATTTTAAACGCACTTTCTGCCGTAATTAAACTGTCTTTTCCTCCAACTTGCTTGTAAAATAACTCTTCATTCATTGCATCCGCATCAATCAGTCTCATAATCTTCGCACTCCTCCGCATATTCATAACTGTCCATATCATCACATCTGCACTGGCAGGAATCCTGTTTCGTACAGCAGATGTAGCATTCTGTTTCACCGTCCGGGCATTCTAATTTACATCTTCCCATTAATCCAGTCTCCATCCTTTTCGAAGTAAATGTATCTGCTGTTCTTCTTGACCGGCCCTGATGTGTCAATACCGTATTTTGTCAGCAGATTTCTCAGAAACTTTAATTTAAACTCTTTTAACGTGATCTTGAATCTGGTGTAGGTCTTGCCGTCTTTCTCAAAAATTAACATTTCCATGTTCAGTCTTTCTCCTCTTTCCTCATAATTTCTTTTGTGCATTTGTCGCAATAGCAGCCTTCCTGCCCCTCTATCTTGTATAAGAAGCACGTCCAGTGCCTGTTCCAGATGCCTTTATCGTTGCATCCCTTGCAGCTACCTTGCCCATCTCCTTCGCATCGTATTATTTTTAACATTTATTCAGTCCTCCTTATATGGTTTTGGCAAGTACATCCATGCAATAACTTCACCGCCTATACATTCTCCGTTCCATTCACCATAGTCATTAATGGACGCTGTCTTTAACCACTTTCCGTACATTCCACAAAAACCACTATATTTAACAGTTGCAATTACATCTTTATGTTTCTCCGGCAATCTCTCACTGACCGGAATCCAGCTGATAGATTTTAAATGCTCAATAACTTTCTTCTGTTCATCTTCCGATTTACAGTGTATTACAACGTCATAGGTATCATCGTATGCACTAAATGTGCCGTCTTTATTCTGGATAAGTTCCATTGCATCGCTCATACTTCCACCTCACTATCCTCTGGCATCTGGAATATCATTTTTTTCATAAAATCTTTTCTAATAGTTTTTGCAATTGATGTATTATCTTTTCCCCTCTGAGATTCACTAGCCGATTTGCAGACATCAGGAAGAAGAATTTCATTTAATTTTGCATCTGCATATGCTTCCTGAATCATATCCAGTACTTTCATGGCTTTTTCTCTGGTGGAATATTCTCCGAGTAAATAACTGCATCCAGTGATATATGATGTTACAACTGTTTTTGTAGTCCCTTCTGCAATTTCGATACCAGCTGATACATTAAAATTAACTAATATCTCTTTATTCTGACTTCTGATTAACATTTTGCGTCCTCCTTATAATTCTCGATCGCAGCTATCTTACTTTCGTACATAGCGATTATGTTTTTAAATCTGCGAATATCATTATTGTATTTTTCCAAGAATGTTTCTTTTACGAACTGATAATTAGGTTCTCCCAACACAATGTACGGTGTTGAAGAACCAGAAATTGTTCCGATATCTTCCTTTTTCACATACCCAATGTAGATTCCTTCTGGAAACCGTGTTACCGCTCTGTAGGTTTTGGGTTTCTCGATTACCTCACATTCCTCAACTCTGATCTCGAAAACGTAGTCTCCTAATGTTTTGGTTTCTGGATTATATTCTCTGTCGCTATCTAAAATGTAGAAATATAATTTCATTTTGCGTCCTCCTTATCACTTACTCTTCGATTCCACTGTTCTACGAATTCTTCATAATCCCATGTGCCCGGACAAAAATCTAATCCGCATTCGCAGTGAATACTTATCGGATAACCTCCACTGTCAGGGTCGTAAAAAGATGGCTTCCAATCTCTTTCTGGAATATACATATCTTTGTCTGTATCTATCTCTTTTCCGCAAAACGGACAAGGTTTTAATTTCTCCATTTTCATTCTCACTTTCCCCATGTAAGTAACTGACACACTATTGTACAGTTGGCACATGATTTTAATACTCAATAAAATCAGATAATTTCATCTGACCAACTACATTATTGTCTTGCATCCACCATAGATAAACTTCTTCGCCACAACTCCACTTGGTATCTTTTCCACGCAGCTTGCGTTCCTCGATCATTCTGTCAAAAGCATGTATGTAAGCTTGCTTGTACTTTGGAAAATCGTACATTTCCTTTTCCCTCTGCTTCTTTGATGCAAGTGGACATCCTAGGCAACCTAACCGATTATATCCGCATTGATACAGTTCACATACCTGAACGTCTTTCTCACCAATGAACTGCCAGATATCTTGATCTGTCCAGTCAATAATTGGATTGACTACTGTTTTTGCTTTCATCTGGCAATTTTCAAATAATCTTCTAGTATTATCATTGTCGGTGATAAGCATTTTCTCATCAGAAACACCGATGCTTTTGTTTGCTGTCTGTCCTAGTACTTCAAATGGGCTTCTGTTGCTTCTCTTACTGCTTTCAGACCATCTAACGCCTGTTGCGATCATTCTGTTGGGATTCCCGCCCTCTTTCAGTTCTGAACAACAATACCGAACAATTCTGGTAGGTGGCATTAGCTTTCTAGGAATGAGATTCCACATTGTAAGACGATTGCCTTTTTCCTGCACATGATAGTCAATCTCACATTTGATGCCTTTGTCCGTCAATTCAGAAAACGTATTCTTGATATGTCTTACTGCCTGCGGTGCATCAACAGTGGTATGAGAGTTGTGTACCTCGAACGGGATTTTAGATATTCTGAATAGTTCCAGAAGTACATCCGAATCCTTTCCACCGGAATACTCACATACAAGCGGTTTTTTATAATGTTTCAATGAAATATCGCTTGCTAGCTTCAATCTATCTATTGATTTTTCAATTAATTCTTTCACACGCCATACTACAAATATCCGTATGGCAATTTTACAATCTACTTTATAGCCTTGGGAGTTATTACCTCTGACCGTTAGTCTGTTCTGCGCTATGCAGGAGAACCAAGGCATTCCAGTCTAGCATTTATCAAATTTTACCCAACCTATTCTGATTAGGTGGAACCTCGTTTCACGAGGATAAGTGTTATTCCTTTCTATATTTAAACTTCATTTCTCTCCTATCCAAACGCTACCTGTCCGTTATTTTGCATATAAATCATCGGTGCAGCTTTGCGCTCTCCAACTTTCAGATACGGACAATTTGCTTTCACAAGTGCTTCTGCCATAACTGGCACAACACTGTTTCCAATTCTTGCTACTTGTTTTGCAATCGGGTATTTTCTCCACTTGTAATCACGATCAATGATGTAATCTTTGGGAAAACCTTGCATCACCTTTAATTCTTCCGGTTTTAACATTCTGAGGAAAATATCTGAAATAATATACTTCTCTCCATGAATATCAATCAGAACATTCACAAGCCCGAACCTGTCTTTTGTGGTAATAGTTCCAAGTGGTTCATTGAGCACCTGTCCGCATCCAGTTCCGTAATACTTAACCAGAAATGCAGATATTACCCCGAAGTGTCCGGGCGATGTGGTTATCGTATGCAACGGCTCATCACATCCTTGACCAATTCCATTTTTGTAATATTTCGTGATAAAAGCTGTTACGAGACCATATCTGTTTGATGTATCAATAGTCTTAATCGGTTCAGTCAGCAATTGTCCTCTGGAATCGCCTTGCCTGGTTTCTCCGTGGTACTGAATGATAAATACTAATGCATCTTTATTTTTCACAATGTAAGGATCTGGATTATCAACGATATATTTTTTGATTCCATTTGCAATGCGTTTCTGTGTCGCTTCTGCCAATGGTTTTGGACGGTCAAAGATGCTTTTACCTAAGTCTGACCAATCAATGTAGTCTCCGCACTGTTCATATCGTTTCAGGCCGTCTATTCCGAAACGATTATGTGTAGGATTTGGCCATATTATCTTCTTTCCGTCTCTGCGAAACACTGCATACCAACGTTTCCTTGTAGTCGGTGCTCCATAATCCGCAGCTACCAGTTCCCGGCTATCAAATTCATAACCGATATTTTCCATTGCTGAAATGAATTTTCGATAATCTTCACCGGCTCTTTCCTTGATCGGATGTCCTTTCTCATCCAATGGTCCCCATTGTTGTATTTCTTCCACGTTCTCCATAATGATTACATCTGGGAGAATTGCTTTTGCGTGTTTATATACAGCCCATGGAAGAATGCGAAGCCCTTGTTTCCTCGGCTGACCACATTTCGCTTTTGAATGACTTGTGCAGTCCGGTGAAGCCCACATCAACGCTACGTGCTGATTTCCGACGTATTTCTGCAAATCTACTTTGAAAATATCCTCTGTCAGATGCAGTGTTCCAGGATGATTCGTCTTGTGCATCAGGATAGCGTCGGGGTCGTGGTTGATTGCTATGTCTACTGGTCTTCCGAGCGCCATCTCAATTCCTACGGATGCTCCACCGCCACCGGCAAAACAATCTATGATTAAATCTTTCATTTTCTACTCTCCGGGATTCTTTAATACAATCCCTAACTCTTCTTTAATAGCGTCTACATAATCAATCCATTCTGCCAGACCGTCATTGATATAATCGGCAGCCCGGTCAAGTCCATTTCTGAATCTCTGACAGCGTTTCTCGCCAAAACCAAAATCATCATGCAGAACGGCAATCGACAATATTACGAACGAATCCGCTATAACCTCTTTTATTTTCTCTGAAGCTTTATCAAGGTCTTTTACTGCCAGAGAAGTATGTATCCCGGTCACACCCCGGAACTTGCATTCCTGTTCAAGAGCTTCAATCCCGCCCTGCCGAACAATTCGTCTGGCAAGGTCAAGCCCGTCCTCCCTGCCCCGTTCATATTCACGCATTTTATTCATTGTGTTAAACCTCCACGCTTTTTTAGTTTTGCCATTCAACAGCCCTCCTTATTTTCTGAGTCAGAATGTCAAATTCCATCAACATCCTACGATCATTCTTGTTTGAGTATGCGATTGTTTGCTGCCCATCATATATGACCGCATATCTTCCGTTAATGTCATATGCCCCGCTGATTGCCTGCGATATCTGACTTCTTGTCTTTCCTGTCAATTCTGATATTTCAGCAAGCGTCAGCTCCCCGATATACTTTGAACCGTCGTATACGTCATACAGTTTCATGTTTCTTTACTCCTATCAGTTCGTATGTCCTGTGCGAACCAGTTCCGTGAAATACGATCAATCCATCGTCCTCAAACTGTCTTAGATGCCTTTGAACAGCACTCCTGCTGATATCTAGTTCCTCAGATATCTTCTTGGTTGTTGGAGTCCCTTTGTGAGACATTGCGTATTTACGGATGAAATAATAAATATCCTTTCGGTTCTGCATCCATTGCATGTGTTTTTGATACCGTAATGCGTCCATATTCACGATTCCTTTACAAAAAATCTTCTATGCTTATCTGACTGTTTTCCTCAAAAACAAGCATTTCTTCTTTTGCTCTCTTAAAGAAATTTCTATCAATTTCAAATCCGAAAGCATTTCTTCCTATTTCATGTGCAGCTCTTAACGTTGTCCCGCTTCCGCAACATGGGTCTATTACTACATCTCCGGGATCAGTAAACGTTTCAATCAATCTTTTTAAAAGTTTGACTGGCTTTTGTGCCGGATGAATTTTAGGAATATCTTTTCCATCTTTCTCCCAATCGAACCAGTTAAAAACCATGTGCCCTGTACCTCTGATTGTTTTTCCATTTTCGTCAGTCTGAACGCCGTTCCTAAACTTAGGAAGCCTGTCTCTGTAAAACAATAATGCGTATTCCGTAGCTCCAACCACACGCATATTTGCTTTTAATACTTGAGGGCTGTAATTTTTTATGAAAACAAGTGGGATATAATGTACAAAACCATGTTTTTCAGCAGCTTTAATCAATGTTTGTGTTTGTTCAAACGAGCAAAATACAATCATGCATGGAGAATTGCTACTTCTTCCTCTTGGCACAGGTGTTGTATCTTCTTTTTTTAACATTCTTGAACAAAAGTGAAAGTATTCATATAAGTTAAAATTAAAATCTGAATTAAAGGCAGCTTTTCCTGCTAGTTTACTTTCACCATTTTTATTATCCCCCCCTACATACCACATAGGGTTGCTCCCGTAAAAATTATTCGCTACATTATACGGAACATCAGCTATAACGAGCTGTGCTCTTGGAATTGCATATTTCTTGTAATTTTGCATTGAGTCTCTGTATATTTCACATTTTAATTTCATATTTCAAAGAAGCCCGGTGCACCCTTACGTCACATGAAGGCAAGCTCCTTTCATTTTTTATTCGTACGTTTTCTCATCAATCAAGTTCTGAAACCTTTCAAAAGCCCGGATTGATACTTTATTATTCTGCTTCTCTGGTTTCAGTGAAACTTGCAAGTGTGTATCTATGATGTGTGAAAGTTCTCTGGCGAGGGATTTTTTGCCCTGCTTCAAACCATCGTAATAACCTTTTGCCAGTCTGTACTCATCAATCTGTTTCTTTCCTGCTCCCTGAGAGCCACCAGTCTTATTTCTAAGCTGATATCCCTGATCTGCAAGCCATTTGATGTAAAACTGTTCGGCTCTATCAAGGCTAGCTTCGGAAAAATTCTCACAGATCACTGTCCATCCGTAGGGATTGTTTTCTGAATATAAGCCATGTTTCTTAAGGCTCAAATCAATGTGTTGCTGATGTCCTGCACTGTGCTGGCACAATCTGGTGAGTATATGTTTTGCCTGCCCTGCATACCCAAACTTGAATCCGTCTTCATCAACTCTGCGTAAAATATAGACTCCCGAATTATCATTCAAATTTGGATTGAGCTTGAGCCATCTCTTTCGGTTCTCGGCTTCAATTGCCTTAGCTTTTACAAAATTTTTATAGTTACTATTCAAAGACTTATCACCTCGATTCATTTTCAGTGTGCCTTTGATACCATTATGATACCACTTCGATACCTGTGTTGCAAGATAAAAATGATACCACTTTGGTACCTGATTGACACCGATAATCAAAAATGCTACAATGTTCTAAAAACAAGGGAGGGATTTCACATGACCGTCAAGTCTGATAAGACCAGAACTAACATCACGTTCCCGATACAGCTTAAAGAACAGCTTGAGCAGATTGCCAAGCAGGAGAACAGGAGTTTTAATAATCTGGTCATTACTGTTCTCCAAGATTTTGTAAAAAGTGCCGATAAATAGTCGGTGCTTTTTTATTTAACTGTTATTCTCTCTATCATCCTCTACAGCCTCACCAAGGCAATCCATAACCGGTCCTGACTCAAGCAAGCATTCTCTTTCTCTGGTATTTTTACCATCATTTGAGCGCCAATCCCCGACAATATATAGACTTGCGTATGCGGTCAGAATATCTGTTTCCATATTCCAATAATTAATATGGATTTCGTATGCAGCATTTGCAGATATTACATATCTGTAAATGCCTTTGGTGACTTCTTTCCAGTCTTTTAAATTTGTTGATACCATATTTACTCCTCCACAAATGGTGGCTTCTCATCTTTGAAGAAACTTTCATAATCGAACCATTCATCTTTAATGAAATTTCCGATAATTTTCACTGAATGTCCAAGTCCTTTCGTAGCAACTCTAACATGCTTTCCTTTCATTTCTATCAGGTCATCTACGCCAACAACGTCCATGATTCTCATAATCGCTTCAAGCCCTGCCTTTGAACCTTCAAAGTTTTCCGAACCAAGGTAACCATGTCCTAAAACATATCCTCCGAATACAACTCCCCATCCACCGCCAGAAAGAGTGAGGTCAAGGGTAAGTACTCCGTGATCTTTAAAATTCAATGATACATTTGTAATTTCAGCATTTCTTAATCTGTTTCCGTCGTTAATAAGTTCTTCTTCTGTCCACTGTTTCATTTTGTTTCCTCCCTGTATGGTTCGTGAATCTCAATTTAACTATTCTTGCAAAAATCGCATTCAGTATTGCATTTTTTCCACTCGTCTGAATATTCTTCGTACCCATCTGCTCCGTTCAAATACTTGTATGCAAGCACATTCATACATCTTTCACAGGCCGTAGAAAAAACAACGAGCGCTTCCTGTAGTGTATAATCTCCGCTGTTTACCATTGCTATTATGACATCTTGGTTTCCACCTCCAATATTTGTATGAAAGTCAATAAGTGGTGTAGTATCCGTTCCATAATCCCATTTTCTTCCCCATGGCTGCCACCACTTTCTTGTTTGGATACACCCACAATTAGTGCATATATGGCCTTTTAATCCCTTTATCAGGCCTGTATCCCTTTTCCAATATTTCCGTTTGTGCTTGCACGCTTCTTTCTCAGCTTTTCCATGCACTACATAAACGTGTTCTGTTATTTGTAACGGAAAGCAGGAATGGTACGTTATCGCTCCTTCTGGTGCTTCACATGCCAAATCATCTTCTGGCTTAATTAAATTTCCGTTTTCATCCTCATACCAAATTCCCAACTTTAATTTTGATTTATCAATTTCCATTTTTTCTCCTTTCAAAACGGGCATAAATTCAAATCAACATTCAGTCCCGGTCTTGCGATCTGCACCAGAACATCATCTCCGGCAACGTCCTGTATCTCTTTCTGCATCACTTCCGGATTCCCCCATCCCTCTGACAGGTGGCACAGCGTTATGGTTCTGAGCGAAGCGGTCTTGTTCACTCGGATAATCTCTTTCACAGTAGATAAACTGCTGTGCCCCCGGATGGAGTGTTCAAACTTGAATGAGTCCTGCTCCGGTGACTCATCAAGATGATTACATTCTATAAGGAAGTGATTTATTCTCATGTTCTTGAATGTGAACGGCAAATATGAGAAGTCTGTCGCATATATTATCCGTCCGCATTCTTCGTGAGATATCATGTATGCAAAGTTTGGTGTCTTGTCGTGTGGGACGTAGAAAGGCGTTGCCCGGAACGAACCTATGTCCTTCAATTTCTTCTCTGGTAAGCCGATTATAAATTCACCAGATATTGTGTTTACACTCTCAACTGTCTCGTCGTTAGTGTAAATTTGAATGCCGGACTGCATTAGATTCTGAAACGATTTCAGGTGATCTCCGTGTCCATGTGTCAGTAGACAACCCGAAACTTCTGATATCCTGTATGAAATTCCTTTTAGAATCTCTGAATATCTGCATCCGCAATCCAGAAGTAAGATTTCGCCAGATTCAGATTTAAGCGCATAGCAGTTTCCCGGCTGGCTACCTGTATTTATTACTCGCATGAACATTTTGAATCACCTCACTTTCCTTATTTACAAAATAACTGTTCTAATATTGTTTTTGACTGTTTAATTGTTTCCTGCATATCATCATAAGAATATGGGATTTTTTCTTGAAGTTTTTCTAATTCTGCATAAGAAACTGAAAACAGGCAATCCTGGAGCAGTTTAAATTCTTTCAAAGTCATTTGAATATTTATTGTTTTATCCCAATCTATTTCCGATTTTAATATCTTCATACTTCATCATCCTCTGGAAATCTAAATATAACTTCATTCATTCCAATTTTAGTAACATCTCCCACAAGGCTTTTAGCATGTATTCCAAGGCTTGCATCATTCAGCATTGACATTACATCTACGCAACTCTTCTTTGATGAATAGCTTGCCATCAAATACGGGATTTTCCGCGTATCGCCCGAAAACACCGCCTGAATATGATTTTCAGACACAATAATAGCTGTCAGGTCATACGGAAGATTGATTTTTCCATCCTGCGATATAATCCTCATAGTTCTCACCTCGTTTTTCGAAAAAGTCTTTTGCCGACTCATAGTACGGGCAGTTTTCACACCGCCCGATCTGAGTCATACCGTGACCGAACTTACCGCAGTCACATAGGTCGAAATTGATGCAGTCGCCGTACATCATATGTGATCACATATCTTCTGGCTTCATAAAATCTGGAATCTCTGTTTCCTGTTTGTCTGCTGCCGGAACTGGTTCTTTCTCGGCAGTCTTTACAACTTCTGCGACTGTTGGCTGCTTGGGCTGTTCTTCGATTGCCACTGGCTCATCTGGGATAAATTCTTCTGCATTGGCGTTCTGCTCGATTTCATAAGCAACTTCATGTTCAATAATGTCCTGCTTTGGAATTTCTTCTGTGGCTTCCTCAACTTCCTGAATGAAAATATCACCATGACTATTGATAATCTGCTTTAATGCACGATTGATAACTGTTTTCTTTGCCATCTGGTCAGTAAACTTCTGGTGTGTTCCATTGCCGTTTTCCTTGTAACCATAGCCCTGTGACCAAGACTGTTTGATCTGCTTTATGTTCATTACTTCCAGATGCTTTGTTCCATCTTCCATCAGAACTACTGCATATGCCCCAAGGATCTTATCGTTGTCAATGTTCATAAAATCCTGTTCATGAGAATCCAGAACCTTGTTTCCATCTTCGATATGATATTTGAACTTATCACCATCGTAGATGATCTCGGCATGGATATCTTTCATTCCATATCTTCTGGCGATTGTAATGTTTCCGAAGTAAGACCTCTGGAACTGACACTGATTGCCATAACTAATGAAATAGCCCTGTTTTTTCTGAACTGACAAGCCAAGGGTTGCCATATTCATAAGACTGTTTGCTATGCTAGTAGATGTGCAAGATTCCAGAATTGGCTTATTATTTCTGTCTTTTGTCTCTTTCAGAGTCAGATATGCCCCCATAAGTGCATTACTGAGGTTGTAGTCTTTTGGGAATGAAAGACCGTATTTGCATTTTTCTTCAAGCTGCTTAACCAGACCGTCAATGAATGAGTTGTTGATTACGATTGCCGCCTGCTGTTCTCCTGCTGTTGCTAACTGTGTTTTGTTTGCCATAACAATTCTCCTTTTCTATATTTTTTATATATTTGCCAACACGCTATTTGCGTGATTGTATCGTTTCTTACCTGTGCTATTTTGTAGGATTCCAAGCGCACTGAACTCTGGAATCAGAGCGTATTTTCTGCTTTGTACCCATGCAAATTCATAGGTCTGTCAAACCTCAAATATTAAATTTACATGGATTCTAGTGAGTGAACACGTTCCTCACTTTGCAGGTGCAAAATCACCTGTAGCTTGATTAAGCTAAAATTATCTGTTATGCTATTAGCAAATATAGTTTGCTCTATATTTTGTGTGGAGCAGCTAGGCTGTCGCCAAACAAGTTCCTAGCTGTTCCGCTTTTCTCAAATCTCCGTTACCGTCATATCCCCCTCGGCAACTTTCAAGAAAATCAACTGCGCATCTGCCTTAATGCCTGCCAGACTGCTGTTGTCCAGTTCTGCTGCACAGTCAACGAATATCGGATAACTCACGCCATAAAATTTCTGCAAGCCGTCCATGATGGCAATTTTGCCTTTCATCATCAGGGCTGTATTGGCGTTCCCGATCAGTTTCTTCCAGTCACCGTCCTCGTCCTGCACGTACCAGATGCAAGCGTCTACGACTTCACCGTTCTTCTGTGTATCGAACAACTTCACCTTAACTCCGTCAAAATACTGGTTTACTGCATCTTCAAGGGCTGTATTCTTCGCCATACTTAGGGATTTCAGTTCATCCAGAATCATCTGTGCGTCAGCCTTGTTCTGTGCGTGCTGTTTCTTGCTTTCCTGAAGCTTCTCAATCTGCTCGTCAATTCGAACATTATTGTTGGCTTCTCCGATTTTCTGGTTGGCTGCTGCCAATTCCTGTTTCTTGCCGGATAACTGCTCCGAAAGCTGTTTCTTTGTTTCTTCGCCATTGTCCAGAGAATTAAGCTCCTGCTGTTTCTCTTTGATTGATGCAAGAATCTGCTGATATTCAGCGTTTTCTGAGAAATCTGGCTCTTTCGGTATGGCTTCCAGATTTTTGTTTTCTGCGTCCAGAGAAGCTTTGATCTGCTCTAATTCATCTGTCAGTTTGGAAATCTCAGATGTGAGAGTTTCTTCCTGCTTATGTGCTTCTTTCATATTGGCAGACGCTTTGTTTCCAGTCTGAATAACTTCATCAAGTTTGCGTTTCTTGTCCTGTTCCCATTCTTCCTTGGCTTTTAACTGCTGATTGATTCTTTCCTGCTTCTTCTGTTCAAATCTGCTCTTTAACTGCTCAATCTGCTCTGTCGGAAGATTCTGACCGCAAGTCGGGCAAATGGTATCCGCATCCTTGAATGTCTCAGATTTAACGCATTCCAGAGCTGTGTTGTCCCATTCTGTATCTTTGATTTTTGGATATTGTGTTCTGGCATTCTGCAATTTTTCAAGAAGATCTTTTTTCTGTGCTCTCAGGCTCTCTAATGCAGAAGTCTTTCTATTCAACTCTGATGTTTTGATATTCCTGTCTAATTCAAGAGTGCTAACTTTATTGCAAACCGATGATTTCTGCTCTAACAAGTTCGCTTTAGCCTTTGAGTCTATCTCTAACAGTTTGGTTCTTAACCCTGCCAGTTCTGCTTTAATCTCTCCGGCTTTCTCGTTGCCTGCCTGCGCAATCTGTTTTTCAAGGTCAGAAAGCTGTTCCTGCAAAGCGTTCTTCTGCAATTCCAATTCGGCAACATCAGTGTCAACCTTTGACTGCTCCATGCCGATAATCTGGTTTGGAATGGCTTTCAACTGTTCTTCTGCCTTTTTCAGCGTTGCGCTGTTCATGGCTTTGATTTCGTCTGCCTTATAAGTTTCCAGAAGCGGTACCAACTCGGCACAGTCTGGAACCGTCTTGGCAATCTCTAAATCTGATTTCCCGGCACCGTCTGACATGGAAAACAGAATTTTTCTGGCATCTGCATCTTTCAGATCTGTGAAGATTTCCATGTGGGATAACATAAGGAAATTATCAAAATCAAATCCTCTCTCTTTTAAATCGGCTTTAAAGTCTCTTTCGGCTTTCGGAACGCCGTTGATTTCGTACTTGTTTGATAATGCAACCTTGCCCGGCTTTCCGTCCTTTGGCTTGCTTTCTGTGCGCTTCTGGAACTTTGCTACGCTTACAGGTTTCCCATCAATTACAAGGTCAACATCAACTCTTGGCAGGCATTCTCTGCCATCATCGGGTCTGATATCCGGGTTGCTCTTTAAACTGTAGTCCTTGTCACAGAACACCCACATAAAGGCATCTGCCAGTGTGGTTTTCCCACACCCGTTCTTCCCGGAAACGATTGCTCTGTGTCCGAACTCTACTTTCTTCTCTTGTTGGCCTTTAAAATCGGTCAATCTAATTTCTCTTACTTCGATTTTCTTCATATTACAAAATCTCCAATCTTTTTACTGATACCTCCAACGCTGTCACCCATGATTGACTCTGATCAGACCACAGTTCCCGGCTTTGGAATCTTCCACAGAGTTTGATTTTTGTCCCCTTTTTCAGATTTTCTACGGCATCTGCGTTTTCTTCCCAGCATAAACAACTGATTGCGTCTGATCTGGTATATCCGGCTTTCTTCTTTCTGTTTACCGCCAGAAGTATTCTTGCCAACTTCCTGTCATTGCTTGCGCCAATCATCTTTATTGTTGGCTTTTTAATCAGATATCCAGTCAGATAAACTTCGTTTGCATCGTGTTCTTCCAGTCTTTCAAGGTACTGAATGTCCATTGCTCTTACATATGCTGTAAGGCTTTTCTTACCATCTTCCCGGACTGTACGGCTTCGCATTTCACCATATACACTGGCAATCAGCTCTGTTTCTCTTGAAATCATGTATTCTGGTGCAATAATTGGAAGAATGTCATAGGATGCATTCTTTCTGAATATCGTCATTCTTCCTTCATACATCTTGGTTCCGCCGTATTCTTCATGTGAGAACACGAACCCTGCCGGAATGTCACCAGATAAAAGTACCTGGTTTTCGTCACGCATCTTCATGTGGTATATCACCTTCTTTCAAAATCTTTGTCAGCATCAAGCCAAGTGTTACGACTGTTTCTCTGAGATTCTTGTTTTCGGCTTTAAGTTTCTGTCTTTCTTTCTCAAGGTCGGAAATAAGCTCACTTGCAAGTGTTGGTGTTTCTGTGTTCTGGATGTGTGTTTTAGACATAAAAAATGCCCTCCTAAATTATTTATTGATAAATACAGGAAGGTGTGTTATACTTGCCCTGTATTTAACTTAGCCAAATTAAGTTAGATACGCGGCTCTGCGCGGTATGGTGGTACCCGCAGGGCTTTCTTACTCTTTATCTGCTTCTACAAATTCGCCGTTAATGAGTTTATAGAATGTATCTGGCTTAATCTTTTCACCGTCAACTTTTGCACTTTTTACATCTACGATGTGGTATTCGCCGCCCATCTCTTTGCATTCTGCCAGTACAATAAAGCATCCAAGTGAACCTTTAGCCTTAGAATTGTATCCAATGGCCATTGCAACGCTTTCTTTTCCTTCTACTGTTGCCGCTGAGCAGTCTCCGGTGTTGGTTGCCGCTGAGCGGTTTCCGGTGTTGGTTGCCGCTGACCAGTCTCCGGTGTTGGTTGCCGCTGACTGGTCTCCGGTGTTGGTTGCCGCTGACTGGTTTCCGGTGTTGGTTGCCGCTGACCAGTCTCCGGTGTTGGTTGCCGCTGAGCAGTCTCCGGTGTTGGTTGCCGCTGAGCGGTTTCCGGTGTTGGTTGCCGCTGAGCGGTTTCCGGTGTTGGTTGCCGCTGAGCGGTTTCCGGTGTTGG